GTGCTCAGGAGGGTGGGCCAAGGGGGTTACCCCCCGGGGGTCATCGCGCGTACGGGTCGGTGTCGCGGTCGCACATGAGGCAGCGGGTGACGCCGTTCGCGGGGCCGTAGCCGCCGCCTTCGATGTGCGGGACGATGTGGCAGGCGCGGAGCGTCCGTCCCGTGGCGTCGTGATGTCCGCAGCGTTGGCAGGTGTACTCGTCGCGCTTGAGGATGTTGCGGCGGAACCGGGCTTGCAGCGTCCTGTCGCGTGGCGTGCGGCCTCCGGTCGGGTTGGCCGGCGTGGCTACTGCGTGGACGGCGCACCGGTTGCCGTGTTCGGCGGGCGTGCTGCAGATGATGCAGGCGCGCCTCACAACTTGCCGTCCGAGAATCCGGTGTCGTCCTCGCGGGTGCTGCTGGTACTGGCGATGGCGCCGAGGTGACGGCCGAGCTGCGCGTCTGGCCCCAGTTCCACGATGGTTTTGGGCTGCGCGCAGCGGTGGCCGCTGATGGTGGCGTTGCCGGCCTTGACGCTGAGATACGGGATGCCGCACGTCGGGCACCGTGTGAAGCCGGCGTGGGCGGTCATGCCAAAGAGAACTTGGGTCAGGGCTAGCTCGACCCAAGTTTCCGCCGGATTACTTGGATCGCTCATGCCTGTGGCACGATGTCGAGTTCGCTGAGCAGCAGCCGGGCGGCGTCGTCGAGCGTCACGCCGCAGCGGATCTTGTCACCGTCGGGCATCGTCAGCTTCACCTGCTTCGTCTTGCCGCCGTACGTCTGGACGGTTCCCCATTCGAGACGCGCACCGGCGTAGTACGCACGGTCTAGGAGCTCGTCAAAGGAGGCGCCCATGGTCATGTCCGGTGGTGGTGGAGCGCCGCAGCCCGATGACGCTGCTGCTCAGCACGGAGACGGTCCCATTCGGCGGAATGCTCACGCCAGCAACGGCCGACCTTGAGGGCGAGGTGCAGGAGCGCCCGGAGCAGGCGCGGGATGAGCAGCGGCACCGGATGTTCTCCCGGTCGGGTTGGGTGGACGTTCCCGGGTTCCCGGGGCGTCATGGTGTGGACGGGCTACGCGGCTTGCTGGCGGCGCTGCTGGATGCGGTCGCGTTGGCGGTCTCGCATCCGGGCGACTTCTCGGCGGGCCTGCTCCACGGTCACCCGACGGTCGGTCACGGCGTCAGCGAGCCCTCGCAGGAACGTGCGCTCGGCGACGGTGCCGGGAAGGAACGCGGCGTGCGTCTCCTTGGCGAGGCGCCGCCGGTCGCGCCGGTCGCGCTCTTGGGCGAGTGAGAGAGGCTCCAACATGGGTGAGGAATCCGGTGCCGCCCGTGTTCGGGGTCGGCGGGGATTGAACCGGGAATATGCGTCATCGGTGCCGGGTGCTTATGGACAGCGTGACCACGGCGCCTACGGCCTGTCGGCAATAGTAGCGACGGGGCAGGACACACCCCGGTTCTGGCGCAACTCAGCGGTGTTGCGTCACCCATCGAGCACCCCGCGCTGGCGCCTGAGGCCATCGTCAGCGGTGTAGGTGAACCAGTAGGACAGACCGACGTCAAGGCGCCACTTCAGCTCAGCTCGGTCCGCCCAATCGCAGACCCTGACGAACCACGCGAGGACGGCCGGGCTGTCGCGGAAGTCCTGCACGTCGCGCAATCTGCCCTCAACCCACCACCGGCCGGCGTCAGGCGTTGGCTCATAGATCGTTGGCCCGGATTCGCTGCCCGTGGGCAGACCCTCCTCGATCATCCAACGGCTTACCGCCTTGCCGTGGAACTCCGCATCAAGGCTTCCCCAATGGCTCATTCGTCCGCCTTCATGCAGTCGTGCGACCCGTCGCTGATGTCGTAGCCGTGGACGCAGTACTCACCGTTCAGCGTCTCGAACCCGTCCGCCTGCTCGCGAGCTAGCGCATCCCGGACGGCCTCGCCCTTCGGCGTCAGCCACGCCCCGCCGACCGAACCGCCGTGTTCGGTCAGTTCAAGACGATCCAACTGGTAGAGCAGCAGATACAGCAGCCCTTCGTTACCGACCCACGCCTGCGCGTTGCGCCAATGCTCGTACATCGGGTGGAAGCTCAGGAGGCGCAACAGCGCGCCGCACGCAGCCTCGGGCGAGCCGCACCCGCAGAACCACTCGGAGAGCACCACACGTAGCTGTTCGCGCGTCATCGCTCCATTCTCGGCAACCCAGCTTCGACGGGATTGGTTTGTTGCCATCGAGTCCTCCATGTCGCTCATGCCGCCGCCAACCGCTGCACCGAACCCAGCTCCCTCCACCGCTGCTTTGACCCGTTGAACGCAGCCTGCATCAACCCCGTCTGACCCTGCCGGCACGCAGTCACCTTGATCACCCCGTCACCAGTCGGGCCGTCATCGTTCTCCTCCTGCCAGACCATCATCGCCACATCCGCCTGGCGGTAGAGCATCCCGCAGCCCCGGAAGTCCCTGTTGACCGGAACCGGCGGCGCGTCGACCACCCGGCTGTCGTTGAGATGAGAAGCGACGATCATGGCCGTCCGGGTCCGCTTCGCGCACTGCAAAAGTTGCCGGCCGATCTCCTGGTAGGCGTCGACGGTGGACATGCCCTGCCCGCGCGGAAGCGGGATGTCGTGCAGAATGTCGACGGCGCACGCGTCCCAGCCGGCGTGCGCGATGTGGCGGGTGATCTCCTGCACCGTCCAGTCGTGAGCTTCCACGCAGGCGACGCTGGGCAGGCTACGAATCGTGTCCGCGATGTCTTTGTCGTATCGCCGGTTCTGGGGCGCTTTCGGCGCTTGAAAGTACTTCTGCACCTGCGTGTAGGTCAGTGGGCCGTTGCGCGCGATCGACCGCTCGGTGCGTTCCTGCTCAGTCGTTTCGGTGAGGTACAGCGCGACCTTCTTGCCCTGCGCCGCGAACCGATCGAGAGCACCATCGACGGCACAGGACTTCCCGTGCTTTCCGTGTCCTCCGAGCAGCATGTAGCGACCGGGCCACATGCCACCGACGATCAAGTCGTTGACGCGACCCCACGGCAACGGCATGACGGGCGGCTGCTCCTCGTCCATACGTTCGAGCGCCCGGGTTTTGCGGGTCTCGGGGTCCAGGGTGGTGCCGTCATGGCCGGCGGGTTCGGTGAGCAGCCGTTCCGCTTCGGCGATGAGGTCGTCATCCATCGTGTGCGCGCCGTGGGCGAGTTGTTCGGCGGCCGCGCGGGTCCGTTCGTAGCGGCTGCAGCGGATGACGGCTTCGGCGTGGACACGCCAGGCTGTGTCTGAGTATCCGTCGCCGATGAGCACGGCGAGGGCTTGGGCGGCGGTCTGGTCGATGCGGCGGGTGAGCGCGGTCTGGTCGATGCGGTCGTTTGGGTCTCCTTGGTCGTGGAGGTCGAGCATCGCCCGGTAGATGTCTTGGTGCGACGGCAGGTAGAAGTGCTCTGTCCGTAGCCCGATCTCGGTGCTGAGCGGCCGCAGGATGGCGGGGGTGAGGAGGATATTCGCGAGGACGGCCTGCTCGGCGCTTTTGTCCCAGACTGGCGAGGTCATCCGCAGCCCTTGGCGCATTGCAGAAGCGGCTCAGGCATGAGCGACGACCTCAATCGGCACATCGAACCCGCCACGACCCCCGCAAGCAGGGCAGCTCCCGACCTGCCTCTCGTAGTACATGGCGGCGCCGTCCTCGCACCGCCCCGCGCCCTCCCGCCAGTCGCAGCGGCGCCAGTAGGTCCATCGGCCGCCGATCCACCGTTCCAAGCGGCTTGAGGGCGCCGGATGCTCCTCGCAGTCGATGCTCGACACACACAAGTCGGTCTGCGTGACGTCGTCCTGCGTGACCTCTCCATCGGGGAGTAGGCGACCGCTGATAATGGCCTCCGCGCAGGCGTAGAGATGGTCACCGTGGCCGCACTCCGAACACCGATAGGCACCCTCGGGGACAACCCCGGATCGGCGGGTTTCCGGCATCACGAAGCCCTCCTCAGTTGTCGGGTCAACTCGCGGGCCTGCTCACGCGGCGAACGCGCCTCATGCCTGCGCTCAGCCGCCCCGTCCGCCCAGCGGGGAGCGAGCGACCCCGGGTCGAGTACCTCCCCGGCGTCCAGCAACGCCCGCGACGGACGCATCGTGTAGCCGTGCGCTTCCATCTCTGTGTCCTCCTCGTCTGATGCCCACCGGCCGTCCGGCAACTTCACGTACCGCTGAGCCCCATTTTGTGAAAGCCACACCGGGGCGTCCTGCACCACTTCGAAGCGGACGGCCCACACGCTGCGGTCCGCCCACCGGCTCTCGAACCGGGCGGTGACGCTCCCGTCCGAGAGCCCGTCGAGCGCCACCGTCGCGTCATCCAGGCTGCTGTAGCCGCGAAGCCCCGGCGGGCACCGGCGAGCCAGCCACGCCGCATCATGCTCGAGCAGCCACGCCCTCGCCCATGTCACCGGGTTCGGGTCGCCGGTGAGCTCGCGGAGACTGTCCGGGTCCAGCGTGTCGGCGTGGCGTGCCCGCCTGACGTCGAGGATGTCGACCTGGCAGGACAGGGACCCGGAGAGCGTCTTGATGTCGAGGCGCCGGCCCTTGCGCGGCGTTGTCCTGGTCGGCCCGTTCGGACCCACGGGTAGCCGGAACTGCTTGATCCTGCCCACAGCGATCGCGTGGGCGGTGTGCCTGTCTACCCGCACCGGACGCTCCCTGTGGCGCATAGCTGCATTGCTCAGACGCCCCCGTAGGCGTCGAGGAAGGCGTCGTGCGCCCAGAACCGGACTTCTGCGGGGTCGTCGCCGCCGGGGCCTTCGCGGAGGGTCACCGTCATGTCGTCTTGGCCGTACTCCGGCAATCCATCGGGTCGAACGCAGTAGTAGACCGAGCCGTTCATGCCGACCGTGCAGGTGTTGCCCCACACACTCACGTAGTCGCTGCGCTGGCCCCTGGTTCGGCGGGCGGGCTGGTTCTCAGGCTCCGCAACCGCGAGCCAGCCCCGCTCCCATGCGTAATCCCAGCCCGGACGGTCCCAACTGTGGAGGATGCCGTCGTCAGGCACGATGCGCCGCGCTTCTATGCGGTCATCGACAGCTACTCCGGTGACGCGCCACCGCTGATCGGGGAAGCCCACGTCGAAGATGAGGAGGCCATCGACGGGCTCTGGGACAACCCTGCTCTGGCGGGCATCCTGCGGGCTCATGCGGGCTCCCTGTGGTCCTTACGGTCCGTCGTGTTCACGTACAATCCGCAAGGACCCCCATGCGTGCCCTTGCCTACATCCGCGTCAGCGTCGTCGGCGACCGAGCCGCCCGCGGCCGCTTCGAAAGCCCCGACCTCCAACGCGACGCCATCCGCACCTGGGCCGCAACACGCGGCATCGAGATCGCCGGAGAGATCCACGACCTCAACCGGTCCGGCGGCACGCTCACCCGGCCCGGACTCACCGAAGCACGCCAACGCCTGCGGGCCGGGGAAGCGGACGGCATCATCGTCGCACGTTCCGACCGGGCATCCAGGAACACGATCCAAGGCCTCAGCCTCATGGACGAGCTGCAAGCCGAAGGCAAGTGGATCGCGGCGACGGACGGCACCATCGACTCCACCACGCCGGAGGGACGCATGACCACGACCGTGATCCTGGCCGCCTCCGAACGCGAACTCGCACGATTCCGGGAGCAGTCGAAGATCGTGCATCGCCGGGCGATCATCGACAAGGGCCGCCACATGGGGCCGGCGCCATTCGGCTACGGCCGCGACCCCGTCACCGGGGGCCTGGTTGCGGACCCGGAGCGAGCGCCATGGGTGCTGCACGCCTTCCAGCGGCGCGCGGACGGCGCCGGATGGGAACAGATCAGCCGGGAACTCGACACGGCCGGGGTTCGCCAGTGGAACGGGCGGCGACTCAACGCGCACCTGCTGCGCCGGATGATCAGCCGGCGGGTGTACGTCGGCGAGGCCAGCCACGGCGACAACGTGCATCGCGGCGCTCACCCGGCGCTCCTCGACGAGGCGTCATGGATGGCGGCGCAACGCGCCCGGCCGGCGGTCCGGTCGGCACCGTCGACGCCACGCATCCACGACGAGAGCCTGCTGCGGGGCCTGTTGCGGTGCGCCGGGTGCCGGTACGTGCTCAAGCGGATGGTGAGCAGCCACGGCAAGCCGCCGCGGTGGCGTTGCCGGACGGTCGCCGGAAAATCGGCGACGCACGAGTGCGGGGCGCCAGCGATGCTGACCGGACGGGAAGCGATCGAGGTGGAGCGGATCGTGGTCTCCCGGTTCATGGAGTTGGCGGGGGCGGTGCAGGTCGGCCGTGCCGACGACGACGGAGAGGACGTTGCGGCGCTCGAGCGGCGGTTGGCGGACGCGGAGGCGCTGCTGGATGAACTGGCGTCGCTGGATGTGCGACGCGAGCTCGGCGCGGACCGTTGGGGACGGCTGGTCCGGGACGCGAGAGAATCCGCCCGGGATGCGCAGGAACGTGTCGCGTCGGCCCGGGCACGGTTGCGGGTGTCGCCGGCGGCGGACGTCGCGTCGCTGCAGGAGGAGTGGGACGCGATGCTGCTGGCAGAGCGACAGGAGGCGTTACGCAGCATGGTCCAGGCCGTGTTCGTCGCGGCCGGGGGCGGGCCGCTGGGTGGGCGTGTCGGGGTTGTCGCGGTGTGGGAGCCCGTCGAGTTGCCCCGGAAGGGCGGTGGCGGGTTCGTCGCCCGTCCGTGGGTTAGCGGCGGGGAGTAGCGCCCATGTGCCGCCGTGCCGGCGGGTCATGCTGGCGGCAAGGATGCGGCCGAGGTTGCCGAGGGCTTGCTCGCGGCTGTTCACCGGATGCACCCGTTGGCGCTTAGATGCGGACTACACATCGGCCACCTTCTCGCAGTAGGCGCGGAAGAAGCCAAGCGTGACCGTGCGCTTGCCACGCGAATGCCAGCCGGGTGCAGGCGGCTCGTACTCCACGAGGAAGCTGGGGTTTGTGGGGTGGTCGCGGTAGGTGGCAAGCACCTTGAAGCGGTCGCCCGCGACTCGCTCTCGCCACGTCTGGCCGATGTCGATCCCCCCTGCGGCGGTCGCATCGACTACGCACGGTTGGCGGGGTTCCGGCGGTGTCATCGGGTCGCCTCCATCTCGGCCTCGCGCCGCGCCCGCTCAGCGTTACGCCGCTCACTCGCCGCCACCTCGGCGGCAATCTGCTCGGGACCCCACGCCTTCGACGCCCCGTTCGAAGACGACGGCAAGCCGACACGTCCCATGAAGTCCTCGAGTTTGGAGCCATTCCGACAGATCAAGTGGAGATCGTCGTGGCGCTTGCCCTTCTCGTCGATGAACGGCGCTCGCGCTGCACCATCGATCGCCTGGCGGACCTGCTCCTCGGTGTAGCCCTCACGAAGTCGAGCCTCGACCTTGCTCTTGCGGTCGGCGGTGAACTTCGCGTCGGAGTGGTTGCACTGCTGCTGCCAGTAGGCGAACAGGCGTTCCGTGACCGCGCGCGCGTCTGAAAGAGAACTGCCTTCTCCCTTACCCTTGCCCTTACCCTTACCCAGGAACCCTTGCGGAACGTCTCCGACGTTCCCGCCGTTTGGCTCTGCGGAGCCATTTTCGGTGAGCGTCACCGACGTACCCGGGACGGTCACCAGCGGACGCAGGTAGTCACGAAGCCACGGCTGGTCGGCGTACGTGATGAGGAACCGGCGACGCAGCGGATGCTCAGCGGGGAGGCGATCGATGTCCTTCGCGATCGACTTCGCGATCTGCTCCGTGCGGGTCCGCAGATGCTTCACCCGCGACCGCACCCACAGGACGCCGTCCTCGTAGTACGCGAAGCCGGCGGCGGCGAGCTCGGCCAGGACGGCTTCGAGCCGGTCGGGCGAGACCTTGCTTTCGGTCATCGCCCGGCGCCCGACCTTGTAGATGCCGGCCATGCCGCAGCGCGGGTTCGTGAACGACCAGAGGTAGAGCGCCGACGCCTCGAGCGATAGTTCTTCAAAGTCCGGGTCGGACCAGATTGCCGTTTCGACATCTTCACGGCGGCTCATGCCATCCCCGCGTCGAGGGCTTCCCGGGCGATCCTCTGGCGCTCGTCGAGGGTTCGCCAGAGGATGCCGCACATGTACGTGAACTCGGCGAAGTCACCGCGGAGTCCTCGCTTCTCCATTGCTCGGGCGACCGCTCGGTAGATGACCCCAGGCTCGAGGCCAACCTTCACGAAGTGCTCGACCGACTGGCGCCAATCACTCGGCAAGGGAACGGTGTGACCGTCTGAACCATATGTCCAAGACGTCCACCCGTCATAGAAGGCGTTGCAGACGTCGTCAGACGTGCAACGCACGTCGTCCTGGTACTCGGCGGCTAACTTCATGGCGCGACCCCACCGCAGCGCATCCTCGGCAACCTGCTCAACGAGTGGGGCATCGGCCGGGACGCTGCTCTTGCCGCCGTTGCAGTCAGCGCAGGCCGCGACAAGGTTGACTGGCTCGTCTGTGCCGCCGAGACTGACCGGGACGACGTGGTCGACGGTAAGAGCGACGTCGGGAGCCTTGCCGCCGCAGTAGCGGCAGGTGTGGCCGTCGCGTCGCAGAATCTCGTAGCGGAGGCGGCGGCTAACAGCCATGATGCGCCACCTCCGGCATCTCGTCCCACGTCCGGCCGTCAAGCGCGCGCCCACCGGACGTCGCCTCCGTCCACTCGATGGCGCTGGACTGGCTCATGCGTCCGCCTCGTCTTCCTCGTGCCAGCGGCAAGCACGCCCGCCGTCCGGACCGTCAACTGAACACTCCTCACACACCGGCTGACCACACAGATCGCATTCCACGGTCTGCTCGCGTTCGATTGCGGTGATGACGGACCCGCCTTCGAGGTAGCCAGCCGGGGCAAGGCACCCGTAGTCGCTCGCGTTGCAGGGCTCGATGTCGTCTTCGGTGTCGTCGCTGTGTCGGCGGATGAAGTCGTCGAGCGTTCCGACGGGCGCGTTCGTATCGAGCTTGCCCGGGTCGAACAGACCGAGGCGCTCCGCGATCCTCATCGTCTGGTTAGGGGCGTCCTCGCGGAGCATCGCGATCATCGCGCCGGCGCACATCTGTGACTTGCTAGTGGCGATCCGTTCGAATTCGTCGTCCGGATCGTCGACGGTCGTTTGGTGACAGGCGAAGTCGGCGCCTCGGGCGAGCGCGAGCGCGATGTCTCTGGCACGGTCCTCGCGGAGGTAGCCCTCGCCGTCGGTGCGGAACGGGCAGTGGGGGCACGGTCGGACGAGGTCGAACCTCATCGCGCCACCCCTCTTGACATGCGGCCGTCGAGCCGCGTACCGTCTTTCAACTGCATGGAGCCTGTACCTCCGTGCCGGCCCCCGGACGTTCGCGCGTCGCGGGGGCGCTTTTTCGTTACCCCCGGAATACTACCGGTCACCAGCACGTCCGGCAACGTATCTGCGCTGCAAAACACGCACTTCCGGTCGGGTTCCTGGATCCCGTGGGTGCTCCACATCCGCTGGCAGGAACGGCACTTGTGCAGCCGCTCGATCACGGTCATCTCGACCCCCCGGCGCGTTCCCGTTGCCGCTTTCGCCGCCGCTGCCGACGACGCTTCGGTTCGATGATCCGCGACAGGTGCCACCAGCCGCAGTCCTCGCAGTGGTAGTGGCGCAGCGGGTCGAGTTCTCCGCGTTCAAGCGCTCGAGATATCGCCCGGTTGGCGAGCCGCTCGGTGTAGTAGACCCGCTTGCCGGTAGGGCAGGCGCCGTTCATGCCGCCACCCTCGTTCTGGCGCAGAGCAGGGTTGTCATCGGTCGGTCACCGTGGCGGTCAGAATCTCGCTGTTCAAGCGCCGCCGCCCCCGACTGATGTGCTCCGCCATACCGGCCCAAGCCTCGACAAGGCGCTGCAGTTCAGCCGGATCCTTGTCTTCTCGATGAGCGATGATCTGCCGCTCAAGCCCGATGAAGGCAGTGATGTAGTCCGCCATCGCCCGCGCCGACTCGGGCCCTACGCGAACCTCCGTTTGGCGGGAATCCGGGGTCATGCCGCCACCGCCTCAAACTCACCCTCAAACGCCCGACGCGCAACCGGATCATCCTCGCCCCACACGTCGAACCACAACAACCCCAACGCCACCAGCACCCGCTCAGCGACATCGAACTGCATGACACGCCGTTCACCCGTCAACCACGCAAACGCCGTCCTCGGCTCCACATCCGCCAACCGGCACACGCACTCAAACGGCTCCGGGTTGCCCGCGAGCTCCTCGCGCCGGACCAGCCGGCGGATCACCTCGGCGAGCGGCCCGACAGGCAGCCGCGGCAGCTCGTCGTGGCCCATCATCGCGGTCGACGCGGACCGCAGCGCCGTGAGTGGCGTCCCGGCCCGCTCACGGGCGAGACGATGCCGGATCCGCTCGTTCTCCCGTATCTCCTGGCGGCGGCGCGGGTCCGCCATCACCTTGTCGTAGTAGCGTTTCTGGGCGGCCCGTGACGCCTCCGGGTTCATGCGGATCCACCGGCGGGTAGCGGCCGCACGGCGGCGGCGGATCAAGGCGGCCTGCTGCGGGTCCTGCATCTGCCGTTTGCGGCGCGCCTCCGTGTGACGCTGGTGGCACGGCTTGCACCGGTGGTCGTAGTCGACGCGGCCGTCATCCCAGCGCTTGCGGATGTAGAACCCGGACTCCAGCGGGAACGTCTCACGGCACACGCAGCACCGCCGGACCGTCACGCCGTCGCGCACAAACGTCGCGCGGCGCTGATGCTTCGCCTGGCGTTCGGCTTCCCGGCATGCCCGGCAGACGCCGTAGCGGCGGTTGCCGCTCGGGCCGAAGTCGAACGCGTCGGGCGCCTTGACCTCAAAGCACCGCAGGCATGCGCGCGGCCGGATCCGGGCGTCGCTTGGGTGCGGCAGCTTGCGGCAGTCCGAGCAGACGGTGCCGCGGCGCACGTACCCGCTGACCGGCTTGTGCTCGTGGCAGCGCCGGCATTCGCGGGTCGCGACGGCGGCGATGCACTCGTCGCACTTGCGGGCGAGCGGCCCCCGGTATGCGCTGACGGGTCGGGCGCGGGAGCAGGCGGCGCATCGGCGTGTCCCGCTGCGTCGGGCGACATGCTCGTCCCGGCAGGCGTCGCAGCGTCGGGCGGTCGGCCCGTTGTACGCGTCGGGCGCCTTGAGTTTGCCGCAGGTCCGGCAGCGGCGGTCCGGCAGATCGTTCATGCCGCGTCCTTCGGGACGACGCCCGCGATGTGCGCGACCATGTGATCGCCATCCCACTCGGCGTCAATCTCGACCGTCAGCGAGCCGCTCAGCAACTCGTCAGGCGTGAGGTTGTCGAACCACGTCTTCACCCAGCAAGCGGCCGGGTTCATGCCCTTGCAGTCGTAGCATGGCTTCGACTCTGGGTCGGTGACGTCGCGTCCGCAGATGCCGCAGACCTCCGAGCCGATGCATCCCGATTCGGGGCAGATGAGCTTGGCGCTGGGGCCGTATCCGTTCTCGAACGTCAGCACGACGCGGTGCTTGTTTGGGTGATGTTCCGGGAGAGTCATGCCGCGTTCTCCTGTTGCGCTTCGATGGCGAGCGCCGCCAGCCGCGCCATCCGGGCCTCGTTGAGATGCTCGGCGGCCCGGTCGTTAAGCCCGCGGTCGAGCGCCTCGTGGCCCTTGGCGGCCTGCTGGTCGGCGTACTGGAGGAGTGCGGTCCGGCGGGCGAGGGCGGCGAGAGCGCTTCCGCTGTTGGCGCCCAGCAGGGTTCTCACGACGCGCCCTCGCCGTGCAGGAACTTGTCCGCCGAGCACGGGTCAGAGCAGCCGAGCAGGCTGCACGTCACGTAGCCGCCGCTCCCGAGGAACAGCGTCGTAGAGCCACAGGCGGGGCATCGGCCCTGCACCTTCGGGTAGCCCGCTTCGTTCGGAGCGGCGACGATTATGGCGGGCTTGTTGCGGCCCGAACCGTCAGCCCGCATGTTTGGCATAACCCCGGTTTGTCGGGGGTCCGGGGGAGTCACGCCGCCCGTCCCAACTCGACCACGCCCGGCCATTCCCAACTCGGAATCCAACGGAGCTGCCCGCGCGGCGGATACCACGCGAGCCAGGCTTCGGCGCCCGCACGCCGCGCCTCCGCCATCAGGCTCGCACGCTCCACCGGACCGAACCGCTCATACGGACCTCCAGCAGTCGATTTGACCTCGATCAGTCGCGGGGTGCTCCCGGCTCGCAGGGCGACGAGATCGCACACGCCGAACGTCGTGCCCTTCACGCAAACCCAGTCATCGGAGCGGAGACGGTTCGCGACCTGGCGTTCGCGGGCGCGGCCGGCCTGTCCGCCACGGGTCATCGGGTAACCCTCGGATTGGCGCATTGCAGAAGCGGTTCACCCATTGCTGAGCACGTCCTCGGCCTTGCGGATCGCGTCCGCCATGTCCTCGTCGAAGGGCCTATCCAGCACGTAGTCGCTGTGCATCTGGCGCTTCATCGTGGACACGGCCTCGCGCAGCGCGACCACTAGGCGCCGGTTCCACGCCTCCTGCATGTCGCGCTCCACGGAGATATCCACGACGTGTGCCTGCTCAACGACGTCCTCAACGAGCCCGCGGTACACGTCCATCGTGTGGGCATCGGTGATCGCCCTGGCGCCGTTGTCGAGGAAGCAGATGAACTCGCCGTAGGGGCCTCCCGCATACAGATGATGCGCGATCTCCTCAACCCAGCATTGGCGGGAATCCATGCTCATCGCCACGACTCCGCAGCGGTTGCCTTGGCTCGCGACTGACATGCGCTGAGAGCGGCCGTGACAGCACGGATTTGCGTCTCAAGTAGAGCCACAGCCCGCTTCGCCCGCCGATGATTCGTCCACACCAGCCTGTTCTGACGGCGGGCCTCCGACTCGATGACGTGCTCGGCAGGGTCAGTTTTTCGGCCGCGCTCCTGGTACTCGGTGCGCAGGCTCTCGCCGACCGCGTCGAAAACTTCGAGCCAGGCGTCCTCCGTGTCGTTGAGGATCATCGTCGCCCGCTCGATCTCCTTCTCGAGTTCGTCGAGGCGCTGGGCGAACCGGTCGAGGTCGTCCGCGATGTGCTGCGGGTTGACCTGGCTGTCCGGGGAGAGATGGCCGGCGTCCCGGGCGGCGGCGAAGGTGGTCACCGGACCCTCCGATTGGCGCATTGGAGGGTTGAGCTAGGACGCATCCGTCGCCTCCATCGCGCCGCCGTACCGCTTTCGCAAGTAGCGCCACCACACGACGAGCGCCGCCATCGCAAGCGCCATGCCGACGCCGGACTCAACGATGCCGCCGGGCCACGACGCGAGGCCGCCGCCGAGGCCGTAACCCGACGACGAGCCGAGCAGGAACCATCGCAAGGCGTCCGTGTCCCGCTTCCGATCATCCCCGGTCTGGCGGGCACCAGGACACTGCGGGTGGTCACAGCACACGTCGAAGCCGCCGTGAATCGGGCACTCTCGCTCGCCGCTCGTCGGGCAGACGTAGGTCGGGCAACCAGCGCACGGCTCAACCCTGGATCGGCGAGCGCCCTGATTCTCAGGCACGGTCGGCCTCCTTCGTGGTGGCGCAGAGCAGGGTCACGCGACGTCCCCCTGGTCGACCTCGTCGAACCGCTCCAACAGCGCAGCGGACGACTGCAAAGCGATCTCCCGCTGCATGAACGCGAGGTCACGTCCACATGGGCAAGGGCCGAGCCCACCGCCAAGGCCCGCGTGGGCATCACAGCGCCCATCCGAGGGGTCGTGACGACGCCACTCGTGCTCGCAGAGAGGGCACTTCCCGCTGCCCCGCAGAAGGTTCGGCACGGCGGCACACGGGCCGTCATGTCCGGCGATCCGGGTACAGCGCCACCCCTCGGGCGGGAGGTCGCAACGGATGCTGCTTCGGCGGGGATCCTGCGGGGTCATGCCGCCGCCCTCCGCGCCGCGCGCTCCAACCTGTTCGCGGCATCGCACGCCCGCGTCACCGGACGCAACGCACGACCGAACGCCAACGCGTGGTCGACCAGGCCCGGAGACTCAACAGCGTCCATCTCGCGGAACTCGCCGTCAGCCGCAAACACCACGACCCGCAGCCGGTCGGCCGGCGGGTCACCGAGGACACGACGCGCACGCTCGAGCAGTTGGACCTGTAGATGCGCGCCCGGCCATATCTGCCCGCGGTCGTTCGTCTTCGCGTCGAACAGGACCCGTTCACTGCGGCACCGGGCGACGAGGTCGAGCCTGCCCGCATACCCGTCACCGGGACTCGCAACGATCTGCTCTACCTCCTCCGGCTCAAGGTCCGTTGCCGCGAGCCACCGGGTCAACCCGAGCCAGTAGCCACGATGCTCCTCGCGAGCGGGCTGTTGGACCGTCCCGGTCCGCATGTACTCCTCCAGGCAGCCGTGGATGTCGAGCCCGCGGTCGGCGGCGTCGTCACGCGCCCGGTCGGCACCGAGCCGGTGGGCGCGGACCTGGCCGACCGCCATTGCGGCGCTCGCCGGGTCGTCCGGGTCGATGATGCGCAGCCGGACGGCTTCCACGGCGCCCTCGATGCCGCGCGCCTCGCTCCACGGTGCGAGCCCGTCCTTCGGGGTGATCTGCCCGATCAGCGTCGTGACGCTCGTCAGGCGCTCTGTCGGCTTGATCCCGGTCCCGCCGCACGGCGGGCACTTGCGGCCGCGTTCGCTGCGGCTGTAGTCCCGCCCGTCGCCCTCGCAGTCCTCGCAGATGTCGGGGTCGGGGCGGAAGTGATAGACGCGGTGGTCGCGCTGGCGGACCTCTCCCTGGGCGGTGAGATAGCCCGCGGGCGCGTACTCGTAGCGGATGGTGCCGAACCCGGGGATGTGTCGTTCGAGCTGAACCTGTAGCGCGCCGGGGATGGCGGACGGATCGAGCGCGACGGCGGCGGTGTCGTGGAAGCCAGGAGTCACCGGACCGACCCCTTGGTGCAGGGGAGGGTCATGCCCGCCGCCTCGTCCCAGGAACCAACGTCGGCACGGGAACCGCGGCGAGCGACGGGTGGTCGGCGGGCAGCGTGCCCTCTCGCAGCCGCTCGTTAGCGTTGCGGTCCGACCGGCGCAGCATCGTGCCGAGAACTTCGTAGAGCGCCTCCGCGTCAATTCCTACGCCGTGTGCGTCGTCGTAGGCAAACACGTCCGACCCGCGCTCCTCCTTCAGCGTGCCGACGTAGACAAATAAAACGTCGCTCGTCAACGACACCTTGAGCGCCCGGCCGTCGTATGGCGATTCGCGCTCGTCGTAGTCACTGAACACAGCGGTGAACTCGCTCGCGTTCAGCGTGCTCCGGCGGGCTTCCGGGGTCGCCATCACCACGGGATGTCGTCGTCGCCCTTGATCGCCGCAGCTGACCCCGCGCCCACCGGCGGCAACACCGGGGCCGGCACATCCGACAACGGCGCCTGCGACGCACCAACCGGGCCGTTGACGTAGGTCGACCGGAACTCGCCGTTCTGGACCACCCGGATCGTGAACCACTCGCCGACGCGCTCACTGAGCATGTCGCCGAGCTGCTCGAGGCTCGTCACCGTCGCAACGTCGACCCCGAGATGCGCGATCGTGGACTTCGTCGCCTTGATCCGGCGCGGCTCGAACGTGTAGATGTCGTCCCACTGATAGCCGGACAGCGGCCCGCTCGCCACGCTGTAGGTCAGCTTCACGATGTCCTTGCCGGCCTTGCTCGTGAACGCGCGAGCGTCCGCCAGCACACACTCGTACAGGCCGGGCTCGGGCGGCGGGTTGTCCTGGCCGCTCTCGCCATCGTTGACGGGCGTGTTCGCCCAGGTGGAGGCGTCGAACGCCGTCATGCGGTCACCTCCGTTGCCACGTCGGCGTTGTCGACGATCTGCTGGGCCTGCGCGAGGACGTCGAGGCGGTCCTGCTCGTGCTGCGCTTCGATGGCGGCGATGGCGTGGGCGATGACCTTGATGGCGTCCTCCCGACCTGTTCCGCGATCGGCATCTGCGGGCTTGCACTGGATGGTGAAGTCGCTGATGTGGCACGCCGCCTGGGACGCGTGCGTCATGACCCGGATATCGGGGTCGTACTGGAATCCCAATGCCTCAGCGACGGTGATGAGCACCTGTGCGTACTTCTCGTCTACCGACCGCTCCCAGCCCTGCACCTGGATCGGTCGGTCGGCCTCCTTGCCCATCGCGGCGGCATAGATGTGGCCGCAAGTGCAGCTGGTCCAGTCGACAAAGACGAATTCCGCGTCGCCCTCGAGCCGGGCCTTCGCGGCGTACAGCACCTCGAGCGTGTTCATGCCCGTGCCCTCCGGGAGACCACCGTCACCAGCCCCGCGACCAGCAGGGCGGCCACGCCGACGAGCGACGCCGACAGGAACAGGCCGGACGCCGTGTCGATCTCGGCGCTGCCGCGCTGGTACGGAGCGCCGACGATCAGCGCGAACAGGCACACGGGCAGCGCCCGCAGGATTCGAGGGGTCATGCTTCGTCCTTCGTGGGTTCGATGTGTGTGGCGCCGTTGACGCCAGAGAGCTGCGCGATACCGGCCTGCATGGCCCGGTACAGAGCGTGGGCGGACATGTCGAGCGGCTCCGGGAGCGGCAGACGGGATCCGGCCTCAAACCGCTGCGACGCCTGCGTGTGCAGGATGGTTCGCTTGCCGACGCGCTCGGCGATGAGCTGGTGCTCAACCTCGCCGATTACGTACTCGCGGACCCGCTTGTCGAGCTTCGGGACCAGCTTGCGGACGGTGTCCCGACCGGTCCCGGTCGGCTCGTCCACTGTCTCGCTGTGCCCTAGGAACCAAATCCCAAGTCCCCGGCACGACAGGAGACGGCTGAGCGCCATGCGGAACACGCCTTCGGCCTCGGCGGCGCCCTTGCCGTACTCGACGAGGCCCGCCGCGATCTGGCCGAAGCGGGCGCCGGCGTAGGCGTCGGCGTATTTGTAGGCGAGGTCGATGGTGTCGATGACGACCGTGCGAACCGGCTCGTCACCGAGCTTCAGCGTCCCGGCCTTCCATCCGGCGGCGATCTGCGTGGTGGCCTGGTCGAACTGCTGCCAGTCGTCGACGTGCGCGACGTAATGCGTCCCCGGCAGCAAATCGGTGCCGTGCTGGAGGTCGAGAAACAGCGTCGTGGCGGGCGACCACTGGCTGGCGAGCGTCGTCTTGCCAGTCTTAGGCGGTCCCCCCACATACAAGCGAGCGGCGAGCGGGTCGGGTCGGCTGTCAGCGATGGTCTGCGGCTCGGTGGGAAGCGCGAACGTGGTCACGCCTCGGTCTCCCGGACGGTGATGGGCGGACCCCAGATCCTGTCCGGCTCAGGCCGAGTCGCCACCTCGACGCTGCCGTCCGGCCAAAGGCGGACGTACACGGTTCGGTCGCTGTTCACGAACAGCCGATAGGTCGCGCTGGGTGTGTGGGACACTTCGGTCATCGGGCCTCCTAGGCGGTCCGGTCGGCAGCCCGGGCGTTCGCACCGCCGCGGGCTGCACTCGTTGAAGACATCCCGGCGTACCGGCCGCCCGACTCGATCCGCATGTGACGCTGAGCGTCGCGAAGGTCGAACGGCCGGCGTGCCGGGAGGAGGGCCGAGCGGAGGGAGACGCTCGGCGTCTTCGCGGGCTTGCCGGCCCGGGAAGTTCGGTTGGCTGCGTAGTGGGAGAGCGCCCAGAGGGCAGCCCAGACGGTGCAGGCGGCGAGGGTCAGAGTCATCGGCCGCACCTTGTGGCGCTTAGCTGCATCAGTCGGCCCCCAGCGCGGCGAGGCAGTCTGCGCATGTCGGCTCTCGCTCCACGCGCGGACCGGGCAGCACGATCCCCTCGTTCTTGCTGCACTTGATTGGTTGCCAGTCGGCGTTTCCCCGGCCGCGACAGGCGTGCCATACGCCGTTGCGCTCACGGACGCAGTCCCGAGCAAGGACGCCGCTCCGGCGGGCGCCCTGGTTCTCAGGCACGACCGGCCTCCTTCCTGGTGGCGCAAAGGTGCGGCGTCATTGGGGTGCGTGGATCGTGAAATGAACGGGACCGCCGCACCATCCGCAGGCCGCGAAGTAGTCGGTGTATGGCTCCTGATGGTTCAAGCCGACCCAGCGCCAGCCGCCGCCGATTGGCGTCCGCGATGAGGAAGTCCAGGCGTAGACCTGGCGGCCACAATCAGAACACGGCGCACGCAGGTTCCCGAGATTCGGCTCGTCAGCCCCACCGGGCCAGAACTCATCGATGGAGAAGTCTGGGTCGGAGCGACGGACAGAGCCAAAGACCGCGCGCAGCAATGGGGCTGCCTGTTCATTGAGGGCAGCGCGACGGTTCTGCTCAGCTTCGTACGCCTCCCTCTCGGCGGTGGTGAAGAACATCACGGGCATCTGGTCGCTTCTGCTTCGGCGGGCGGGCTGGTCAGACACGACGGCCTCCCCGAATGTCCTCATGAGGTCGGATGTAGCGCCATCGGGAGCCGATCGCGGCGACGGTTCCCAGCTCACGCAGCTTCCGTAGGTCACTGAGCGCTTGAGCGCGAGTCTCGTACAGGCCCGTGTGATCGACGACTTCCTGAGCGGTCCAAGCCGCCGCCGTCGAGTCGATCGCGGGATGGTCGGGCAGCGCCGTTCCGGGGTGCTTGAACCAATCAACGAGACGGGCCTGCCGTGCGGTCACGCCCTGAGCGGCGCTTCTGCTCTGGCGGGCATCCTGCGGGGTCATGCTGCGCTCCCCGACCCGTCCCGCCACACGCCATCAGCGGCACGACCAGCTTCGTCAAGGCCGCCCTTCACCAGCCGCAACCTGCGCGGGAACTCGACGAGTTCGCCGACGGGCTCATCCGGTGTGTCGTCGTCGGTGCCGGCGCCGTACCGGATTGCCCGGCCGATGAGCGGGGCGACGAGCGCAGCAACGGCAACCCAGCCAGCGATGATGAAGGGGATCGCCTCGGAGTCGATCATCACGACCGCTCCTTCGCTCGACGGAGTCGGTCCGCCGCTTCTCGTCGCTGCTCGTCGGTCAGGGTCCGGGTGCGCCGGATAGACCGGAAGGACAGGAGTGCAGCGGGAAGCGTGAACTCAGCCCATGCACTCGATCCGTGAGCGCCCTCATTGACGAGGGTCGCGGCCGGGTTCTTCTTTAGCCGCGTGATAAGTGGACGCTGAGCGGTCCAAATCTTCCAGTGGTCGTCGGCGTCGGATGACAGGATCACTGTCTCGCGTTCGGGCGGCGTAAGGTGAGTCATCGGTTCCACCCCGCCGCTCGACCGCAGTGAAGGAACAGCGCCAGGTTGGCGAGCCCCATCGCTGTCGCTGAGCGGTCATAGTCGAACCCCGAGGCGATGAGCCAGAAGGCGGCCATGAGGCCGAAGAAGCAGGCGGCGAGCTTCCAGAAGGTCATGCGGCCATCTCCGCTGTGCCGAGACTCTCGTTGCCCCAGTAGTCCCATCCGAATCGGGCGCGACGAGCAAACAGTTCGACGTACGGTCCGGGACTGACGTGTTCCACCATGTCGAGGAACGCTTCGGGCTTCTCCGAGTGCTTACGGCGGGGCCACTGCCACCACGTCGTGTCGACGCGCTGAGTGGCGGTCAAGACACCTCGGCGAGCGAACAGGACATGCTCCGTCGTGAGCGAGTAGGTGCCGCCGAGGCCGATGCCGTTCGACGGCTTGCACCACGTCAGAAGCGTGGACGGCTTGAAGCCCCACAAGCGCACGATCTCGTACGTCTCCTCGACGTAGGCGTTGATCGTCCAGACGTAGAGGTGGGCGCGCTTGTCGGCGAGGTCGCGCACCGGAAGGGCGGCGATCTCCTCGACGCTCATCGTCGGGTACGTGAGCGGGCGGCTAGCGCCATTCGAGGCCCATTCGGGGCCACGACCCACATCCCACGGCGGGTCCGCGACGATGGTCCGGTACTTGCGCATGTCACTCATGCGGCCTGCTCCGTACGCGGGGGGACGGGCGCGGGCTCCGGTCCGTGAACAGGGCAGTCGGTGAACTGCCACCAGCCGCCGCGGTCACGTGCGGCCTCGACGTTCCCGTGCCCGTTGTCGAGCACGGGGCAGATGCAGCCGGCGTCACGCGCCGCACGGCTACCGGGCCAGAGCGTGTACTCGCTCATGCGGCCTGCTCCTCGGTGTCAAGAAGCGCCCGCTCAAGCTGCGCCGTCTCAAGACGGATCAGGGCCTCACGTGACGCCGTGACGCCGTGCTCGCAGACGTGCGTGCCGCGCGTGATGACAAGGCGGCACGGATGGCAGTAGCCGATGTGACGTCCGGCGCCCGCCTTGGTAGCCCAGGCGCGTCGCGCCTCAGCCATGAGGGCCGGGTGAGGCATCAGGCCGCCTCCTCCTGGGTGGCCGTGAACTCCTTGCATCCGCAGCCGGGGACGAGGCACACACCGAACAGGAGCGGGTGAGGGAAGGACGTGCCGTTGCTTTGGTGTTCTCCTTGGCGGTGCCCGCACGTGCATTCGCGGGGTGCGTAGGCGGGCCTGGGGGCCTTGACGGTCATGCGGCCTCCGGGACCGGGGGAGCCGCAGGAACCTCGGGCGGCTCAGGGATCGCCCTGAGCGGGCGGTTGTAGACCGGACGGAGGGCGTCGATGAGCTGGCGCTCGTGCTCCAGAGCGTCCGCCTCGTTGGCGAAGTGCTCAACACCGATAGCGGCCACCTCCGACCACCAAGGCGTCAAGCTGTGCTGCTTGAGGCGGTTGGCGCCTCGACCGGTGAAGCCGATGTACAACGCGCGGTTGTCGGCCGAGTAGCAGCGGTACACGCTGAAGACCTCCGGCCTGTCGTCGTCGGACATGTAGAAAGGACTCATGCCGCCGGCGCCTCTCGCGGTTCCTCGACCTCGAGATACGCGGCCACAGCGAGCCGGACCTCGGCAGCCGTCGACCGCTCACGAGAATCGGCCAGCGCCTTGATGCGATCCGCCATGCGCTCCGGCATGGGGACGCTGACGAGCTTGATGCCGTCGGACGCGGGGCTCATGCCGCCGCCCGAACCGGAAGGTCCGGCATCCCGAACAGGTCGACGTGATTGCAGTCGAGCGCCCGGGCGAACTTCGCGCGGGTCGACAGGAACGGCATGTAGCCCTTCTCGACGCGCCGGACGGTCATCCCGGACACGCCGATACGGAGGCCGTACTGCTCGGGGCTCAGCCCGAGGCGCACCCGGTGTTCATGGATGCGACGGCGTGCAAGTTCGTTCGACATCGTGCGAGCACCTTAGAAGCCCTGCGCACAGATGTCAAGAAACTTTCACATCTTCAAAGTCCCGTTGACTTCGGTTCCCCATCGTTGACGCCGCCGGTGGTACACCGCTCCCACGTGCTGGAAGCGAAAGAACTCAAGCGCCGGATCGACGCCGCGCGCACGCTGCGTGGCCTCACGCAAGCGCAGCTGGCGAAGCTGTTCGTCGCCGAAGGATTCGGCACCCAAGACATCGGGCGCATCGAACGCGGTGGCCTCGACCTCACGCGCGCGCGCCGGCGCTCACTCGCCGATCTCCTGCAGGTCCCCGAAACGTGGTTCACCGAGGAGCACCTCGACCTCACGGCCACGATGGATGACAAGCGCCTCGAGCGGATCACGGACGACGTTGCCGCCGTCCTTGAGAACCAGCGGACGATCTTGGCCAACCAGGAGTTTGTGCTCAGGCGGATGGTTGGCCTGCTGCCAGACGACGACGCTCGTCTGGCGGAGGAGTTTCTGCGGCACATAGAAGAGGCTGGCCGGACGCCTGCGCTAGACAACGCCGAGCACGCAGGAGAGAGACGCGCCACCTAGACCCGGGTGGGAGGAGAACGATGGCCTCGTCGACGTGGACGAGCAGCTCACTAAGGATGTGCGCCTCGGTCATCTGTGTGCGGGACGCTACTTGGTTCTGGCGCATTGGCATTGTGCGCGGTCCGTATTGGGACGGGCTGGACGAATGACCTATGGCGACATAGCCGTGTTCCGGTATAGGAGTGCTGGCCGACTCAAGGTCCGCATGAGCAGATGGCTACCAGCCGCCGCCATCATCGCGGCACTCGCCGTCGCCGGCTGCGGCGGTGACGGGTCGCCGGAGAGCCGGGCGCGCAACGTCGCCGAGAGCTACCTCCGGGCGATGGGCGATGGCGACTTCGACGAGGTGTGCGATCTCATGACCACGGAGTCGCGCATCGAGGCGGGCCAGTATGGGCGCCAGCTCAACGTCCGCGCGACCTGCGCTTCCGTCCTCGACGCCGTCTCCGAGGACACGCTGACCGACAAGCAACGCGAGAACCTGTCGCGGGCTGAGGGGCAGAGGTTAGACCTCGTGAAGCGCAACGACGGACGCTTTCAGGTTCAGGCCGGAGGAATCGTGCTGGGCGCCGCAGTCAAGGAGGACGGTGAATGGAAGATGAAGCCGGCCAACACCGTCGAATACGCCGATGCGCCTGCGTCTACTGAGATGGAGCCGACCGCCACCGTCGACAAGCCGAGCCGCTCGGACGAGTACGCCCGCTACGAGCAGTGCATCGAGAACGCGCCGACGTTCAACACCGGGCACTGCCGCAAGTTCCTGCCCTGAACGACGTAGGCCCCGCCACCGGGGAGGGTGACGGGGCCTAGGTCGTGCCGCTCACATGCGAGTGCTTTACAGCACGTAGTCGTCGGGACTCGTGCGGTAGTCGGCGACTGGCGTCCGCATCGCCTCATCCATCGCCTCGAACTCCTCCTGCGAGACGACCGTGATCGTCATCGTCTGCGCCGAGTGGTCGTAGCTAGTCGCGACGATCACCTGCCGCGCACGCAGGTGGTAGGCCGGAACTTCCCGGCCGTCCATGATGACGATGACCTTCACGACCGCGATGCTACTCGCGCAAGCGGCGCAACTCACGCGCGATGCACGAAAGACAGATGAGCCCGGTCGTGGTCGCCGGGTCGTGCGGCGGGCTCGTCAGGAACACCCCGCAGCGCACGCAGCGCAAGGTAATGCGGGGAGGCAACGGGGTCTAGTCCTTCGGGGCGGTCATGGCGCGCACGATGACGGCGAGGCAGATCACGGTGACCACCAGGCCGATCCACACGTACGCCGCCACGAGCCGCCTTCAGCCGAGCAGGCGGCGGCGGTTCGACACGGCGTAGACGGCGACGGTTGCGACGGCGCCGATGATCGCGGTAGCGCCCTCGCCCTCGAGGTTGAAGTTCCCGGTTGAAAGCCACTGCAAGGCGACGCCGACGATGGTGGTGAGCGCCGCCGCGAGTGCCTTGTTCGCCGCCGGATCAGCGGAAACAGGATCAGGGGTCATGGGGATGACAGTCCTTCCGGTCGCTTGAGGATCTGCTGGGCGAGATGCTCGGATCGCTCCAGCAGCGTCCGGTACGAGTCACGGTCAACCTCGGTGGCCGCACGGCCCGCGCGCTCGAGCGCCAGCTCGGCGTCACGGGCGGCGACGAGCTGCTCGAGTTCGGCGATCCTCACGTCACGCGGATCCGGCTCGGGCTCCGGCACGGGCTGCGGTTCGGGCTCGTCCGGGATCGGTGTCGGGACCGGCACCATCACCCGGGTGAGGCGCCGCCGGATCTCGGGGGACGCGTCGCGGCCGACGATCTCGCCGACCTCGCAGCCGCCACTGTCCTCGCTGATGACGACGCCCTGCAGGGGCGCGCGCTCGCCCGCCATGCCGCCAAGCTCGAGGCGGCCGATCCGCTCCCCGTGGATCGTCGCGGTCGTCGCGTGCGCCCGGTCGTCGTCGTCGCCGTAGCAGGCGCGCAGGTCGAGCACGTTGAACCCAGACGGTTCGCCGGCGGCGCCGACCTCTCCGCGCAGCGTGCCGCCCTCGATGAGCAGCTCGGGCGAGTTGAACAGGCGGACCTCGTCGGCGCGGACGCGGCGCATCACGGTGCGAAGGTGCCGGCCGTCGAGAGACCGCCAGTCGGCATCGGTGTCGGGCATGACGATGAGACGCCCGTCGAGCATGGTGGCGTCCTCGTACAGGGCGTCGTCGCTGTCAGACGCGATCTCGATGAGGTCGCGGTGGTTTCCCTGCGACAGGCCGCTGATACTCGACCGCTGGATGAGCAGGTCGAGCTTGTACTTGCCGGTCGGCGGATGGACGAGATCCTTATCCCGACCGGGACCGATCGTCGAGTCGATGATGTGCAGTTTGCGGAACGGGAGTCGCTGCGGGTGCAGGTAGACCCCCGTGTAGTCGGTCAGCGTCGACCGTTCGACGATGACCTCCGGGCAGTAATCCAGCACGTAACCTACGTGTCGGCTGGTCCGGTCGCTGATGACGACGCGCTTGCAGCGGACGGCGGTCCTCATCCGGTCTTTGGTGGCGTTCTCGGTGCCGGTGAAGACGGCTTCGGCGACGCCCTCGAAGTCAGCCATGACCGCCTCCGAGTGCGTCGGCTGCGTCATCGAACCGTTCCAGCGCCTCGTTGTCGGGGTCGATCATCCGCAGCGCAATCGCAACGTCGAGCGCGGCGAAGACGAGTGCCCGGAACTCCTCTCGTTCCGGCCACTCAATCCGGATGTTGATCTCCGTACTCGCCACGATTCATCCCTTCCGCCGGTGCGCCCGGCCCCGGTCATCGCACCAATAGCCCGCCGCCCTCATCCGGGCGACGCGCGCCCGCTGCCAGCGGTTCGCCTGGTCGTGGGTCCGGCGGTAGCGGGCGACCTTGCGGCAGCGCTCCGTCACCTTCGCCGGGACAGGCGGAACGGCGAGCTCGGCGAGCAGGCCCTCGTACCCCGTCATCGGCGTGATGTCGTGATGCCCGCCGCCGCACGCCCCGAGATCGATGTGGCGGATGATCCCCGGCCGGGTCGGGACGCAGTTGGAGACCGCGCCGCGCTGCATCGGGATGCCGAGCCTGCGGCCCGCCTCCCGGGTGACGGCGAGCAGCCGTTTGCGTCCGGCGCCGGTGACGTACTCGCCCTCGTTGCCGAGCGCGATGACTTCGATGCCGACGCTGAAGCTGTTCGCGCGGCCCTGCGTCCATGCGTTGCCGAGCAGCGGCACGTTGTACGCGCAGTTGCCGTCCGCCCGGCCGATGGAGAAGTGCCACGAGACGCCGTTGGCGGGGTTGTTCGCCATGGCGGTCAGCGCGTTGTTGTCCGCCCAGCCGGGGACGTCGCGGCTGACGGTGTAGTGCCAGACGATGAGTCGCGGCGTCGCTGACCGGGTCGACTGGTTGCGCACGAATTGCGTCCGGCAGCCGGGGAACGACTGCGTGGCGAGCGGCCCGGGGATCGGCTCCGGGGTCGCGCCGGCGTTGAGGTCCTTGTGCGGGCCGACGTCCGGGTCCTCCGATGCGACGGTGTCGAGGACGTCCTGGGTGCGCTCGTCAAGCGGCAGGACATCGTCACGGCGCGTGTCGGGGTCGGCACCGTCGACGAGCACCCGCGTCGGGGTCTGGTCGGCGGGGCGGCCGGGGCCGTCGTCCCCGGCGATGGCGAGGAGGACGGCGATGGCGACGATGAGCAGGCCGACGCCGATCAACACGGGCGGCCGGGTCCAGCGTTTCATGCGGGCTCCTTGCGGGCGTGGGATACTTCGCGGGTGCGCGTCCTGGTGTGCGGATCCCGTGAATGGACCGACAGGACATGGATCCGGCTGCGGCTCGCGTGCCTGCTACCAGCCGACCCGGCCGCAGAGGAACCGACGATCGTGCATGGCGACGCCCGTGGCGCCGACCGGATCGCGGGCGAGATCGCTACCGATCTCGGATTCTGGGTGGAGACACACCCTGCCGACTGGTCACGTCATGGCAAGGCGGCAGGACCCATCCGCAATCGAGAGATGCTCGACTCCGGGATTCACCTCGTCCTCGCGTTCGTGCGCGGTGAGAGCAGGGGCACCCGGGACTGCATCAAGGCGGCACAGGAGCGCGGTATCCCCGTCGAGGTCCACGAGTGGGACAAGCCGCTCCCCGCCCGTCAGCAGCCGTTAGAGCCGCCGCTCTCACTGCCCTTCTAAGTCGATTTCTCAGACTTCGAGGGGGTCGTCGCCGTCCGTGCGGCGATTCCCTGCGCGCCGGCCGACCGCGAGCGCGGCGACCTCGTCATGCAACTGCTCGATCCGCGTCGACAACCGGCGGATCTTCACGTCACGCTCATGGATCTCCCGCTCGAGCTTCGCGCGCTCATCACTCGCGAGAGCTTTCGCCGCCTCAAGCTGCGCCTGCAACTCGGCGCGCTCAGCCCGCGCCTCCTCGAGCTTGCGGTACAGCTCGGCGAGGCGGACGCTCATGTTGCGCTGCGTTTCCTCGGCGATCGCGAGCGCCTCCTGCCGGTTGCGCGCCTCGGAGCTCGCGATGTTCTTGTTCGTCGCGCGGAACGTCAGCAGCGATCCTCCCGCCGCGGCGATCAACGCGACGATGATCGGCACGACGATCCCGGACACGTCCACTTGCTCGGCCTGGGCGAGCAGCAGCCAGATGAGCATCAGGGGATCGGCTCGAGCCGTTCGCATCCGTCACGAACGGCGACCCGGCGATGCAGGACCAACTGGCGCAGGTACGCGACTTCCTGCTCGGGGCCGCAGACGACGATCCGTCCCGTGTCGTAGGTGGCTTCGGGGTCGCGGATGCGGAGAAGGTCGCTGAAGCTGCCGGGGTCTGCGGGCATCGGCTTTCCGTCGCTCATGAGGAGGCGGGCGACGCCGCGCAGGAGGTTGGCGCCGTCAGTGGCGTTGATCGCATTCGCGCGCAGCGCGCTGTTGGTTTGCGAGCCGACGACGCTGACGGTCACGAACGCGACGACGAGCGCGACGATGAACGCGACGAGCCCGGTGAAGGCGGCGAGCTGGCGTGGCGTCCAGTCGCGGTCGTTGATGCTCATGGAAGGTCTGTCGTCGGTGCATCGTTGCGTAGGGGCATCTGGCCCTCCGTGTAGGGCTGGGTGAAGGCGTCCCGTCGGCGGTGGCTCGTCGGCGGGGCGCCGTCTGGTTTCCTTCGGGGGGAGGCGTTAAAGTCCGCCGCATGGGCGCCCGCCTCCAGCAGACGTGGTACACGCCCGACGGTGACGGCTGGCCCACCAAGGCGGGAGCAGTGGAGCGCTACAAGGCGAACCACGACGGTCAAGCGCCAGCATGGGTTCAGCGGGAATGGGCGGTGCTATTCGGACGGAGGAAGGTTCGACTGGCCGACGCTGGAACGCACCGCTCAGTAGACGAGGACCGCTGATCCGGCCTTCGCGGTGATCGCCGACCCGGCGACCTCCGTCGCGCCGCGCGCGGTCACCGTCCCGGCGGTCGGGCCGGTGCGGATGATGCCCTCGATGACGGCGAGGTTCGCGGTCGTGGAGGCCGATGTCGCGGACGCGGTGCCGGTGTCGTAGGCGGTGAGCGGCGTTGGCGGGCTTTCCGTCGTCGCGGTCACCGACCAGCGCGCCGTGTAGACCAGCCGCTGCGGCGACGCGGGGCCGGTGATCGACCATCGGCTTCCGGTCGTCGTCGCGGCGGCCGTGAAGTCGATGAGGAACCGGAACCGGTAGGTGGTGTTCGCGGCGACCGGGAAGCTGAGCGCGCCGACGCTCGTGAACGCGGTCGCCGTGAGCGCGACGTCGGCGGCGAGCTGGACGAGTGTCCCGATGCCGGCGGGTCCGGCGGGACCCGTGTCCCCCTTGGGGCCAGGGTCACCTTGGGGTCCCGGGTCGCCCTTGGGACCGAGGTCGCCTTGAGGGCCTTGGCCGCCGGTCGGCCCCTGCTGCCCGGGGTCGCCCTTCACCCCGGGAGTGCCGGGCGGTCCTTCCGGTCCGGTCGGCCCCTGCGGCCCGGTCGGTCCTTCCGGCCCGGTGGGTCCTGCGGGTCCCTGGTCGCCGGGCTCGCCGGTGCCGGCGGGTCCCTGCGGCCCCGGCTGCCCCGCGGGTCCCTCGTTGCCTGCCGGTCCCGCCGGTCCGACCGGACCCTGCTCGCCGCGGGGTCCGGCGGGTCCCTCCGGGCCCGGAGGACCAGCGATGCCCTGCGGTCCCTCCGGGCCGGGCTCACCCTGCGGTCCCGGGTCACCCTGGGGTCCGGGCGGTCCCGGCGGACCAGTGGTCGTCGGCGCCGGCAGCGGCGCGGGCTCCTCCCCGGGCTTGATGACCGCAGGCCCGAGCCGCTTGTACAGGCCGTAGAGGGCGGCGATGTGTTCCTCGGTGAGGATGCCGGTGCTGAAGCGCCGCCGGAGCGCCTCGGCTTCGAGCTCGGTGAGGATCGTCGTGTCGGACATGGTCAGTTGCCGGTGTTCCAGCCGAGGCGGGCAAGCAGCGTCGACAGCCGCGCCGGGGTCTGGTCGATGCTCGCCGTCAACGACCGGGCCTGGTGGTTGTAGGACGTCGTGACGATCCGCCGCGCGAGCGTGTCCGGCAGGTCGGTGACCTCGATCGTGTCGCCGGCGCGAACCGCCCACGACGGATGCACGGCGCCGCTTGCATCACGGACGGTGGATGGCAGGGTGATGTCGCCGCGTCGCGTCGCCGCGTTGGAGTCCCGCAGATACACCTGGCCGATCGCGACAGCGACGTCGTCCTTGAGCGCGACGGACGCGTTGAGGACGTGCAGCCTCGTCAACCCGTGCTGGTTGACCGGATTGCCGACGCTCGAGTCCCACAGGAAGCTCGACTGCACGTCGTACGCGATGCCGGTCGCGGTCGGGCCGGCGAGACGCGGCAAGCCGTCCAGGCCGTTGTAGGAGACGACGACGCCATTGATGAGCTGCTCGGCGCTGTCGCCCTCGAAGTTCATCTGCGCTCCCTCGCGGATGCTGGTCCGCCATGCGGTGCCTGAGCGCTGCGGGCGAAAGTAGAACGTCGGGAGGATCTGCCCGGCCGCCGGTTCCCAGACCGCCCAGTCGTAGCCGTGCGGGGCGTTGACGGTCGCGATGACGTCCGCCGCGTGCGTCGGCGTGTCGAAGACGAGATGCGACAGCTCGACGCCGGTCGTCGACGTCGCGATGCTCGACCCGAGCGTCGCCGACAGCTTCGGGCACATCCGGCTCACGACGTCATCGACGACGTCATGGGCGTACACGAACGGGCCGGAGTGCGTGTCGAGGCCGTGACTTCCGACGAGGGCGTGCCGGCTGAACAGTTGCTTGGCACCTGCCCCGGTCGCGATCGGGGCGCCGGACGTGTTCGCGGCGCGCAGCATCACCCAGCGCCCGGATGAGGGGCTGACGGGCGCCACGCCGGATGTGCCGCCGGGGAACGCCTCGAAGTAGGTGATGCCCAGCCCGTCACTGGAGAAGTAGACCGTCGGGACCTCCATGCCCGTCCAGACCCCGAGCCGCTGATAGGTCCAGAACAGCTTGGCGATCAGCGTGCCGGCGGGTGCCCGGTACCACAGCTCCACGACGGACCCGTAAGGAACGGCCGGGTCGGCGTCCCACGCGAGGCCGTCGGTGGTCGAGCTCGCCGACAGGCCCTCCGTGTGATACCCGGCGATCGCGAGCGCGGCGCGGCGCTCGATGATCATCTCGCCCCACGAACCCGGGTTGCGGTCGATGTAGACCTCGACGAAGTCCTGGCGGTCCTGCAGGTGCGCGGACCAGCCGACCGCCTGCGGTTGCAGGGTCCGGCCGCCGCCGGTCTGCCGGGGAAGCTGCGTGATGCGGCCCTGCCACGCGACCTGCCCGCCGGGACCGTAGGCGGTGAGCGTGTTGAACAGGCCCTCGTCGGCGCGGACCGGCAGGTCGCGTAGCAGCGACCCGTTGAACGTGCCGAACCCGCCGGGCATGTCCGTGGTGAACGCCGAGTCCGTCAGCCGGTTGGCGGCGTCCCAATCGTCCTCGGACCAGCGGTAGAAGACGTTGCCGCCGGGGCCGCTGACCTCGTAGTGCAGCCGGGTCGGGTCGTCGCTCACTGGATCGTCAAGTAGCGCGGCGTGATTTCAAAGATGTCGACGGTCGCGTTGTCGGTGTGGGAGTCCGACCAGTTCGCGCCGGCGCCGAGACGGCTGCCGCGGCTGACCGCCACGAGGAGCCGGTGCGTGCGGGTCTCGCCGCGTGACGGAGCAATGAGCAACCGGTCGCCCTGATAGCTCGTCGGCTCGTAGTCGAACGTCCCGGACGCCTTCACCGTCACCCCGGACGACGTGACGGTGGCGTGATCGAACGCGGCGGTCGACCGGATCTGCCCGCTGCCGCCGTCGAGCGGCACGAGCACGAACCGGTGGATGTAGATCGACGTCAACGCATCCGGGGTGGTCCCGTACAGCAACCCTCCCCAATAGCCGTTGACCTCGGTCCGCGGCCGGATGACGCCGAGGTCGACGTACTCATACTGGCCGACGGCATGGAAGCCGCCCGCGGGGTTGGAAGCGATCTCGGCGTTCCCAAACACCGGCGACCAGCCGAACGTGAGCGTCGCCCCCGCCGAGCCCGAGTTGATCTTCGCGCGACACAGCACCCGGTAGGCGCGGCCGACGTGCTGGCCGATGACGCTGATGAGCGCGGCGGTCGTCGCCGCGCTCGGTGTCCATTGCACGACGCCGCCGCTGCTGGTACCGGCGAGGATCGTCTGCGCTTCCGCTTCGAGATCAAGGCCGCCGAGACCGACGGTGCGCGTGTCGGCTTCGATGCCCCACCATGCGGCGTGCTGGACGTCGGCGGCCGAGGCGTCGGTGATGACGAGCTCGCCGAGCGCCGCCACGTCACCGGGCGGCGCCGAGAACACGTACGTGGAGACGTGCGAGACGGTCGCCGAGCCGATCGTCGTCCACGTCACCGCCTCGCCGCGCGCGTACGGGGCGCAAGTGAACGTGACCGGGACCGTCGTCGCCGAGCCGAGAAAGTAGGCGTGCTCGAGCGCCGGCTCGTACCCGTCGGCGGCAAGCACGTCGAACGTGAAGGTGGTCCCGTCGTCGTTGATCCAGCGCAGCGTCCCGCCCTGCTGACCGAACTTGGCGGCCTTGCGCTGCAGGTCCGCGAGGATCGCCCGAAAGCGGAGTCCTCCAGCCGCCGGGCGCACCGACGCGGACGCGTGCGCCGTCCCCGACCACGAGCAGCCCGGGTGGTCGCCGGACACAAACGCCGACCGGCTCGCCGCCACTTCGAGCTGCACCGAGTCGATCCAGAACTTGATGTGATCCCCCGCGCCGCCGGGTGCGCCGGTGCCGGTCCGCCCGACGGCGACGATCTGCGCCTGCGTCGCCCCGGGCGGCGCGGTCGCGGTGACGGTCGTCCACCGCTCGCCGGTCGCGTACGCCGCCGGCGTGCTGATCTCCGGGCTGTTGTTCTGCGCGAGCTGGACGTTGCCGGCGTCGAAGAAGAACAACTCAGACCAGATCCCCGGCCCGTTCGCCGGAGCGTCCTCAACGTTGATCCGAAAGCTGGCGGTGTACGTCTGCCCGGCGGTCACCGCGAAGTTGCCGGCCAGGCCGCCCATGAAGTCCATGTCGGCGACGGCGGTCGCTTCGCAGAGGATCGACCAGTCGCCGTCGGAGCTCCACGCGTCGTCTCGGGCGAATGTGTATTGGCCGACGCCGAGCGTGGTGTGCACGTACCAGTCGGTGAGGTCACGCTCCGCTGACGGGTTGGTGACGAGGTTCGTGGTGGCGGGCTCACCGTCGGGCTCTTGCACCGCGAAGGTGACGGGGATCTGCCGGTTGGCGTGCCGGCGTGCCGCGATGACGTCGCCCTCGGTGGAGATCGACCCGGACGTGAGCGTCTCCAGCGGCGGCTGCGGGAAGCTGATCTGCGCGATTGCGACCGGCGCGTTCCCGACGTCCATGTTGACGTCGAGCGGCCGGTTGCGGTCGTCCTCGCTGATCGGGTCCAGCGTCAGGCGCGGCATCTAGATCCTGACCCCGCCACCAGGGAACCCGGGGGTCGCCATCGCCGCCGTCGAGTTGTAGCCGAGCCGGCCGTCGAGGGCCTCAGCGACCCACTGGACGAGCGTCCCGTCCTGCCGGGCTCCAAGCTGCGCCTTCATCGCGTTGGACGCCTTCATCTCGGCGGTGAGCGCGTCGATCGCCGCCTTCATGTCGGCCGCCGACGGGCCGGCATCCTCGACACCAGCGGACTGCGCGTCGGTGATCTGCCCCTGGATGCCGATCAAGTTCGCCGTCTGCGCGCGCTGCTCACGCTGAAGCTGCTCAAGGCGACGACGCAGCCTGCGCTCGAGGCGCTTGTTGCCCGCGCGCTTCGCCGCCCGGATCGCGCCGCGCAGGTTGAGCTCGGCGACCGACAACCCGAACGCCTCCTTGGCTTCCTCGCCCCACGTCTCCTGCAACCCCTGCACCGACTCAGGGTCGACACCGCGAATGATCTGCTTGTTGCGGAAGTCCTCATCGTCAGCGTCGAGCCGGTCGACGATCCGGTTGACGTTGCCGATCGCCCGGTTCCCGAACGCCTTCGGCAGCATCCCGTTGATCGGGTTCGTCGTCCGCTGCGAGGTGGACCGGCCACCGGAGACCGGCGACTGGCCCGCCGGCACGGACCGGCTGCCCCCGCCACCGCCGCCACCGCCGGCGCCGCGTGACCCGCCGCCGCCGCTGGTGCCGCCGATGCCGACGCGACGCTTCCAGTAGTCCTTGAGCTTCCCGCCGTCGAACGCCCGGGCGGCGTCGTCGAGGTATGACCTGTAGGTCCCATTGGTGTACACCGACCACGGCTGGAATCCACTCTCTCGGTACAGCGCGATCGCCGCCTTGGCGTTCGCGTCGGGGTTCGTCAGCTGCGCGTCGGACCCGAACCGGCCCTTGTGGGCGAGTTGGTTGATCTGCCACAGGCCGATGGAGTGGTCGGGGTAGTTCAGGTTCTTCGCGCCGGGATTGCCGGTCGATTCGCCCATCGCGATGGCCGCGAGCGTGGCCGCCGCCTGCTGGTTTCTCAGGCCGTGCTTCCACAAGAGCGCCGCGGCGTGCGGCGCCGACACCCGGCCACCGCTCGCGAACTTCTTGATGAACCCGCCGCGAGCACGACCCGTCGCCGAGAAGTGGCCCCAGTCACCGATCACCGGACCGGCCCAGAGCAGTCGGCGAGACCCGCCGTACCCAGCGAGTACCGACGCGAGCGCCTGACCTTCCACCCGCGCTCCCCAACCGCCAACGTCGATGGCACCGCCGGGATACGACGTGCTCATATGGTTAGACGTTGGGGACCCACCAACCGCCGCGTTGTGCTCCGGCGAGCGATAGCCGGAGGTGATTGATCCGCGCCAGCCGTGCGACCGCGCCCAGTTGAGGATCGGGATGATCCAGTTCGCGACCGGGCGCCCATCGAACGTGCCCGTGCCACCACCGCCGGGCGAGCCCATCATCTTCGGGGCGCCTGTGTCGCGACGCGCGTACTCGCGGGCCTTACGCCGGTAGATGTCTAACGCAGCATCCCGGTCGACATCCACGGAGTGCTGCGCCATCCGGCCTGGCGTCGCACCCGGCGACACGACCGTGACCCGCGGGATCCGGCCGCCGCCCGCGAACGCCTGCACCATCCGCGGCTGCGGGACATACCCGCCCTGCGCCATATAGTGCGGCGTCCGGACCCGGCTGAACAACTTGTCCAGGAACCCGTGTCCGAGCAGGCCCTCCACGACCGCCTGCTGATGACGGTTCAGGACGGCTTCGCCGACGCCGAGCATCGTCGGGACCTGATCGGTGCCGCGCTGCCCACGCTGCCCGATCCACCCGCCGCCCGCCCGGAACGTGTTCGCGTTGGGGCGATCATCGGGATTCTGGACGGTCCCGGTCGTGACCTTCGCCTCCGCTTGCCCGCGGCTGAGCCCAAGCGACTGCAGCGCGCTGACCAGCGCCTCCTTGATCTTCCCGCCACCGCGGATCGTCGCGAGGTTCCCGGCACGCATCGCATCCTTGACGTGCTGAACCGTCGTCCCCATCTGCGTGGCCGTGTTCTTCGCCAGCGTCCTGAACTCTTCGCTTGCCTTCCTGCGCCCGTCAGCCGTCTCCTCGACCGTGTGCCGCTTGATGAGCTTCATGCCCTGACGGACGGAGAGCTCCCCGCTGTCGATCGACCGGTGGACGCTCTTGGCAAGCTGCTGGAAGTTGTCGACGGCGAGCCGCCGTCCCTCCCGGGTGTTCGTGCCGACGCTCTCCGCGATCAGCCGCATGCTGCGATCAGCAGCCTTCTCGAGGTCACCGAACTTCGCGTCCTTCTCCAGGTTCCCGAAGTTGCGGCGGATGTCCGCCCTGATCGACGTCGAACGGATCGCCTTGCTGACGCCGACGATCGAGTCGCGCAGCCGGTCGAAGGACTTGCTCGCCTTGTCGGCGTCCCGCCCGTCGCTCGCTATCGCCTGGGCGCGGCCACTCTCGAACTGGCGGCGAGAGTCGCCGGGCTTCCAATCCCTCGGCGCGACGCCCTCGGCGAGCGCACCGGCTGCAAGGGTGCCAGCGACCGGCAAGGCAACGGTTGCCCCAGCGCGGACACCGGCGGGCAGCTTCCAGCCGCCGCCCCTCCCGGGTGCTCCCGGCACCCCCGGCGTGCCAGCACCACCGAAGCCGGGATTGGTGACGAACACTGGGACGGGCGCCGCCCTGCTGGCAGCCTTGCCGAGAATGCCCTTGCCGCCGCCGCCGAGAGCAGTCGTCGACGGCGTCCTGCGAATGAGGTCGTGCAGACGCTTGACGCCGGTCACCGCCGCGCCAAGCTGCAGCGCCTTCACGAGCCCCATGCCACCCGCGACCGTGACGACCGCCGCGTTGAGGCCCGGGATCGTCTCCAGCAGCGTGTTCAGCGCCGACAGGCCCGTCGTGAGCAACTCGACGAACACGACAAGCGGCCCGCTAGACCCGGCGAGCTTCGCAAACAGGTCCGCCATCTCCGCGATCGCGCCAACCAGCGACGGCCCGAACGCCTCCGTCGTCGTGCGCGCCACAGTCTCGAACGCCGGCAGGATCCGGATGCGAACCATCCGCAGCAGCGGCGCGAGATCATCCCCGGAACCAAGTCGCGCGAACGCCTTGACCGTGTCGCGAATGAGGCGACCCATCTCGAAGATGGCAGGCTGAGCCTTGCGGAAGTAGTCCTCGATCTGATTCTTGCCGGACGCCGAATCGGTCCAGCGCCGGAACGCGTCGGCGCTCTTGACAAGCCCGTCGAGGATCTCGTCGCCGAGCGGCTTCGCGGCCTTGCCGACATTCCAGAACGCGACGGCGAGATCACCGCCGATCGCAACGACGCGCTCCATCGTCCGGCGGGTGCTCTCAAAGAACTTCGCTAGGCGCCCCGATTCGCGGCCGGCCGCGGCCTGCTGCTCAACCCACTCCGACCCGGACTTGACGCCCTTGACCATCCAGTCGACGAGCGGCCCGGCCTCCATGACGACGTGACGCAGCGCGTCAGCCAAGTTCAGGGCGATGTCGCCGCCCTGGCGCATCCAGCGCACGTTGCGCTGCCCCTGCGCCTCAAGGTCACGACCCCACGCTTTCGAGCCGACCATCGCGCCGGCCTTTTCGGCGAAGTCACCGAACGCGTCAGCGGTGTCGCGCACGATGCCGCGCAGCACCGGCAGGTTCTTCGACGCTGACTGGACGCCTCGCGAGAACCCCGGAAGCGCGCCACGCTGCGCGACCTTCTCGAGGCCCTCGATCTCGGCGATCATCGGCCGCAGGTTCTTCACGAACTGCTTCTGCGGCCCGCTCGCGTCCTTGAGCCACTTCCGCCAGTCCTCGCCGCCCTCCTTCGCCGCAGCGAACCCGTCCTCCAGGCCGGCCGTCGCGAGCTTCAGGACACCCATCCCCTGCGCCGCGGTCGTCGCAAGGGCGGGGTAGGCAGCCAGCGCCCCCGACAACGGCGCGAGCGCCGACACCGCGGCGGTCGCACCAGCGCCAAGCGTCGCCATGCCCTGCGCCGCGGCTCCCGCCCCGGCGATCATCGCCGGGAACTTGACCTGCCCGAGCGCGCCGTTGAATGCCTTGAGGGCGCTCTCCTGACGCTTGAACGCCTTCGTCAGCGCGTCCGTGTCCTTCGACGCGGCACGCGTCGTCTTCTGAAACGACGCCGCGGACCGCTCGGAGCGCGCAAACGCGCGCTCGAGCGACGACGAGTCGGCGGTGACGTTGACGTGAAGGTTGCGGTTGAGGGAAGCCATCAGGAGTCGGTCATCTCACGGCGCCGCAGTTCGCGGCGCGTCGTGTACTCCGCGCGCAGCGCGGTGAGCTCATCGAGCCGGTAGAGCTCGAGTTCCCATGGGTTCAGGCCGCCGTCGAGCTTGTCTTCCGGGCGCCAGTGGCGCCGGACGTCTTCGGCTGGACGGCCTTGCGAGGGCGCAGCACTTCCTCGTAACGCAGATCAAGCGCCGTCTCGAGGCTGTACTCGGGGTCCTCGCGGCGCTTGATGACCGTCACGAGCGCCGGCAGCACTTCGGTCAGTGGCGCCTCGAACGGGTTGAGGATCTCGTCGTCGTCGAGGAGCGCGCGGACGAGCTTGCGGACCTCCCGGATCTCACGGAACGTGAACGTCGCGTCACCGAACTCGTACTCCTCGCCATCGATGACGAGGACCTCTTCGGCCTGGTCCTGCGGTTCCTCTGCGGGCACGAGGAACGTCCTTTCGTTGAGGGGTGGAACTACCGCCAGCCGAGGCGGCGGGCGTGCTCGTCGATCGCGTCACCGATCGCGTCCACGACCGTGTCGCGGTTGCGATCAATCGCGCGCGCGATGAACGGCTGCGCCCGCTGCGGGTACCAGCGGTCACGGTTGCCGAACAGCGGGTGCCGGCCGCCCCAATGGATGACGCGGGCGCCCGGCTTGTTGGAGGTGATTGCGAGGTTGTTGCCTCGCACGCTGAGCTTCAGCGTGTCGCCGATGTGCCGGTAGCCGGGCCGCGTGATCGCTGACCTTGGAGCGGTCGCTTTCGCGGTCGCGAGGATCGGCCGCGACGCGTCCTTGAGACCCTTCGTCAGGTCCCGGTTGGCGCCGCGCTCGAGCGCACGAAGGGCCTTGCGGTACTCCGACAGGCCCTCGACGTCGATCGCGGCGCTGTAGTCGCGCTTACTCAGTGCCACGGTCGCCCTTCCTTCCGGGGTGCGCTGGCGTTACCGTCGCGCCATGCAGACCGAGGATTGGCAGCTCGTCATCATGGTGCTGGTCATCGCCTGCATCGCGGCCTGGCCGATCATCAGCCGGTGGCTGCGCTAGGGCGTCGTCTCCGTCGACATGACCTTGATGACCGGCGGGTCGTTGGTCGCCGACGCCATCCGGAACTCGATCGGCTGCGACAGCGGCCCGTCACCGGACACCGTCGGCCGCGACGCACGGACCTTGCAGTCGGGCAGCGTCACCTCGACGTAGCGGTCATAGGTGCTCGCGATGTTCGTCCCCGTGAACCGCAGGACGACGTCGCCCTGCGTGTCGGCCAGAGTGCGCGTGATCTGCGTGTTGTCCTGGAAATCCGCGGTCGTCGACACCGTCGCGGTCGGCTTGCTGGACAGGACCGGCTTCGCCATCAGGCCGGCGGACCCGAGCGGGTGCGCGTCAGTGCGCAGCGAGTAGGAAATGTCCAGCGTGCCGTCACCGATGAGATCGGTCTCGGCGACGCCACCGAACGACAGGCTGCCTCCCTTGAACGAGAACAGCTCGTAGGACGCCGGCGCGACGTAGACGATGTTGGTCTGCGTCAGGTCCAGGTCGCGGTAGACGACGGGGAAGTTGAACGACAGCACCCCGGCCGCCGACCATGACAGGCTCAGCCCGCTGAACATGACGCCGAGCATCTCGTGCGGCACGAGGGTGTTCGACGTCACCGGCGGCGTCTGCACCTGCACCGTGTAGGACTTCGACGGCGGCCCGTTCAGGGTGTGCGTCGCGAGATACGCGATCGTCGCTCCCTGCTGGACAGGTGTCGTCGTGTTCGGGTGCAGCGCGTCGACGAGGTACGAGAAGCCGAGGCTCATCACGTCACCGGCGATCGACCCGGCGCCGCGCTTGACGGTCTGGATCGACGGAGCGCTCCACATCCCGGTCCCGATGACCGGGGACACGTACTCCTCGATCTCGAACCCGAGATCCTCCGCGGTCAGCGGCAGGAACCGCGAAGGGGCGACGCGGGTCCCGAAGGTCGTCTCCCTCGAGATCGCCACCCTTGCATCGCTCGCTGATGCCATGCGTCAGCCCTCCTTGCGGGCGTCGGTAGTCGAGGCGCTCGAACCCTGCGAGCTTGAGCCGCCCTCGGCACGGTTGACCTCGGTGAAGTCGTCGCGCTTGAGCAGCTCGTCACGCAGCGCCGCCGGGGCGTCGGCGGGCAGCTCGTGGTTCGGTTCGATGGTGGCGGTGTAGGTCGGGTAGACCTCACCTGCGGGCCAGTGGACGGTCGTCGGCCCGTTGCCCGTGTAGCGGGCTCTCTTGCTCATGTGGCCCTCCCGGGCTGTGATGGTGGACGTGGCGCTTAGGCGCCGGGGTTGAAGATCGCGGCGCAGCCGATCAGCACCGTCACGCGAGCGATGACCCGCGCGTTCTCACCCGGGCCGGACTCCTCGTCGGTCGCGCCGGCCGGCCCAGCGGAAATGCACAAGCCGCCGATGTTCGACTGGTTCGCGATGCGCTCGACGGCGGCGACAAGCGTCCACAGACGCGTTTCGGCTTCCTCGACATCCTGGCCGTGCTGAACGACTTGCACCCAGACGGGGATCGTGTACGTCTCGGTGAGCTTGCCGTCCATGCTGCGCGGCTCGCGGGTGATGTCGCGGGCGTTGCGGACCTCGATCTGCTCGAGGACCGGGGTGGCGTTGCCGACGCCGGGCCGCTCAACGCTCACGCCCGCTAGCGCCGGGTCGGCGGCGAGGTTGGTGACCAGCCAGGACCGGGCGGCGGGGATCGTGCTCGCGGACATCTACGGCAGCTCGTGCTCGGCCGGGTCCGCGTGACGGTTCGCGACTGGCTCCCACGCCTCGCCGAGCGCCCGGCGAGCAGCCGGGTCACCCTGCAAGGCGATCTCGCGGGCGACGGCTAGGACCGCCCGGTTGTGCATCATCGTGCGGTACGTGAGGGCGCGCGCCTCTTCCTCTTCGGCGCTCATGACAGGTCCGGGTTGTTGGCGATCACCGAGGAACCCGTGATGCGCGGACCCATCGGAACCATGGCGATCCCGGCGGCACGGACGAGGCCGCCCGCTTCGAGCTCGCGACGCGCCTTCGGGCCGATGTACGGAAGGGTGCCGGTGCGGAACTCCGAGCCCGAATCGTCCTCGACTCGGACGACTTGGTGTTGGGCCTTGGAGAAGAACGTCGCGCCGTGCAGCACCATGTACTCGACCTGGGCGCACGTCGCGTACTTCAACGCGGTCGCCTGGTAAGCGGGCAGGCTTTCGGGGTCGAACTTGCGGCCGGTGGTCGTGTTGATGACGGGCCACGCGCCGGCGGCCTGGTCGATGTAGCGCTCGGCCTCGTTGAGGAGCTGCTGGATGCGGGCGTCGTCGGGCAACGTGATGTCGTTGCCGGTGACGTAGTCCTTGACGTTCTGGACGGTGGCGTACGTGCTCATGGCGGATTCAGCTTGTTACGCGAAGCAGCGGCCTTAGACGGCGGCGCCAGTGGCGTCGACCCACGCCGAGCCGGTCGACCAGATCGGCTTGCCGAGCGTCGAGTCCCAGATCATCGCTCCGGCGCCCGCTGTCGCCGCCGCCGGACGGGAGCCGGTCGCGAGTTGACGTGGGCGCACGGCGCCGTCCTTCGTGATTCGCGCGACCGTCGTTTCCGTGCCGTCGAGGGCGTTGTCAGCGAGCAGCTTCGCGCGGGTCTGGGTGAAGAACGCGAGATCGGCGGTTGAGTCGAACGCCACGTACGGGGCGCCCGTACCAGCGCCGACCTCGATGATCTTGCCGCTCGTGCCGTTGTTGATCGCGGTGAACGACGCCAGCGTCTTGCTGTGAACGTTGAACTTGCCGGAGGCGACGTTGCTCAGCGACAGGCGCCGCGCGCCCTGCGTCGGAAGGCCGTCGGTGGCGGGAACGCCGCCCGCAGCGGATCGGGCGAAGCGGACATGCCCGCGCAGGTGGTGGGAGTTGTCGAGGATGACGTTCGTTGCCGGGTTCATCCACGTAGGGGACCCCGTGTGCTCCTCGATCGACAGCCCGTCGATGTCGAGGTACGCGGCACTTGTCAGATCGCCAACGATGCCGGTCGAGGGGTTGACGGACGCGATGAGATACGGGCACCACTCGATGCCGACGTTGACCGCCCACTGGAGATGCGGGCCGGGCATCGGCGTCCACGGGACGATGCACATGATGATCTCGACGTTCTCCGTCAAGCAGTGCTCGCCCGTTTCGAGGCCGACCATGTAGCCGACGATCGCGACGTCCTGCACCCGGAGGAGAGTGTTGTTCGCGACGCTCGGCATCCGCAGTCCCCGGCCGGTCCCAGCGGTCGGCTGCACGACATTCGCAAGGCCGACCGTCGTGTCGAAGAAGCACGCCTGCACCTTCGCGGACGCCACCCGAGCGAGATTGACCATCGTGACCGTCGGATTCGACGGTGCCCGGAACCCAAGGTTGCGGACGTACACGCCGACGTTCGTGCGATTGAAGCCGGTCCCGTCGACCTCGTCCGGGCCACCGATGCACGCCGGCAAGCCGGCAGCACTGTACGTCTGCCCGGTCAGCGTCGAGACAATGATCGCGCCCTGGTCGGGGACGACGGTCCCGGTCGTGTACCCGGCGTAATCGCCCATCGGCGTCGGGCCGAGCAACTCCAACTCGACCTTCTTCGAGTTCATCGAGACTTCCGGGATCGTGACCTGCGCCCGGTACAGGCGGGTCCCGGCGTTGTGGCTCGACTTCAGCGCTCCCGAGACGAGGTAGCGGCCCTCGGGGAAGTAGACGGTTCCGCCGCCTTCTGCCGTCACCGCGTCGATCGCGGCCTGGATGGCGGCGGTGTCGTCGGTGGAGTTGTCGCCCGCGGCGCTGTACGGGGCGTCCTTGACGTTGACGAACGTCGACCCAAACCCACCGTAGGTCGCGCCGCCGCCGCTTCCGCTTTCCGACGAACCCAGAAGCCTGCGCTGATGCCCGCGCACTACAGGCTCCCCGTCACGCTGTAGGTCGGCGTGCCGCTCGAGATCAACTTGACGACCGTGTCGCCGGACGTCGGCACCTCGACCTCGAGAGCACCCTCGCCGGTGCCCGGCAACTCGTACGAGTTGTTGCCTGCGACGGTCGGCGTGGAGCCGTCGACAGTGAAGTACACGGCAGGACCGTCCTTGTAGACCTCGACCGCATCGCAGTCGCGGTCGAACGTGACCGTGTCGACAGTCGCGGCGGTGAGGGTCTTCGCGCGGATCCCGGGCTCGGTCGCCGCGACACTATGAGCAGCCATTCGGGCTCCTTGTCGAAGAAGGTGAGGGCGCGCGACCCCGTAACGCCCGCGCTAGGGGCCGCGCGCCTCGCGTGCGTGAGCTACTCGCTCTGCCCGCGGCTGATCGTGACCTTGATCCGGTAGCCGGAGTGCGCGACCCCGGACCCGGCGACCGTCTCGTCAGCGGCGAGAACGTCACCCGCGGCGACATCGAGGTTCGCCGCCGTTGCCGACAACGTCAGCGCCTTCTCGTCGAACGCGGCGAGGTCGTCGGTCGTGGGCGTGTCGGTCGCGAAGCTCGCGACGACCGTGGAGCCGGCGCCCGACTGGCCCTTGTTGACCAGCCGGAACGTCCGGTAGTTGGTGCCGTTCGCGGTTACCGCCGCCTCCGGGATGATCGACACGGCGGTGACCTCGCCCGCGAACGGGGCGGTCCCGACGGTTTGATCCTGCGCGGCGCCGGCGGTCCCCTGCGCGGAGACGGTCGCCTCGAGCGTCTCGCTCAGCGGAGCGGTGTCAGCCATTGGCGGTCACCGCCGCACGGGCTTCCTTCGCGCGCGTCTCCGCGGCCTGCGCCTGCACCTCGGCGGCGCTCGGCGACTTCGGCCCCGACTTCAGGCTGTAGCGCTCGTTCTGGCCTTCCGTGGGCGACGTGCCCTCGTAGCCCTTCTCGCGCGCCTCGTCGCGCGCGCTCTTGACCTGGGCCGCGCCCAGATCGTCCTTGTCCTTCGCCATGGTGGCTTCGTCCTCTCTCGAGTCGGTCAGGGTCAGGAGGCGGGCGAGCGCAGGACCGCAACCGGGTAGCGGGCCGACTCGGTCGGCTGCTCGCGCGTGACGCGGTTGGACACCTGCCAGCCGGCGCGGAACGTGACCCGCAGCGCCGACATGTCCTGCTGCATGAGGTTGTAGATGATGGCGCCGGTGTTGTCCTGGATGACGCCCTCGTTGAACACCTCGAACGTGATGTCGCGCCGGACGCCGAGCATGAACTCGGAGAAGTCGCCGGCGAACAACTCGGCGACGCTCACCCCCGTCGGCCACAGGCCGCGCATCGCCTCCTGCAGGGCGACGCCGTCCAGCGAGCCCTCGTTGACGTCGAGGAGCTTCTGGCCGGTCGTGTCCCGCGCGCCACGGAGGCGCTTGCGATTGGCTCGCTGGGACACGATGCCGGACACATCGAACCCGTCGGCTTCGACGAGCCCGAAGAGCTGGTTGATGTCCTCAGCGATGCCGCCGGCGGCGGCGTTGTTGGTGCCGCGGGCGTACACGTTGCCGGCGGCGACCGCCGCGGCCGTGATGTTCGTCGGGAAGTTCAGCCCGGTGGCAGAGTCCCCGAAGAACACGGTCGCGTCGAGCTGGCGACCGATCGCCTCGGCGAGCAGCGGCCGGGCGCGGTCCCAGATGTTGAACGAGAGATCCTCGGCGACAGCGTCGGGGATCGGCAGGATGCCGGCGAGCTCCTCGACGTTGATGTACTTGTTCGTCCACGCGATCTCGGTCGTCTGCTTGAGGCCGGTATCGCCGTCGACCCAGTACACGACCGGGAGGGCGGACATCACCGGGAACCGGGTCTGGCCGGTGGGGATGTCGATGCGTCGGAAGAACCGCAGGACGGCCGACTGCTCCTCGGCCTCCTTCATGATCTCTGCCCCGACGTTCTCGGGGACCAGCGCGGCCAGGTCGGCGCGCGTGGTGACGTTGTCGTACGCCACGGTGTGTGCGTCTCCTTAGGTTGTCCGGGCCACCGTGACGGTGCCGCCGGGGTTAGTTGACCTTCACGCCGGCTCCACGCCGGATGAAGGAGTTCATGTCCTGCGCGGGCGCTCCACCGCGGGCGCCGCCGCCGCCGACGGGACCGTTGTCGGGTCCCTGCCGAGGACCGCCGAACGTCTCGGCGAGCTGCTTGGCGTCCTCGACGAGTTCCTCAAGCGAGGAGCCCTGCAGCCGCGGGGCGAGCTTGAGATCGAGTCCGGCCTGCGCCGCCGCCTCGTAGCGGAGCGCCTTGCCCTGCCAGGTCGTCGCTTCGCCCCTGAGCGCGTCGCGTTCCTCGGCGAGCTTCTGCTGCTCGGTCTTCTGGGAGTCCTCGAAATCCTGCAGGCGCGTCCGGTAGCCCGCCGCTTCACGGCGCAGCTTCTCGACGTACTCGCGGGAGAAGGACTCGGGTTCGCTGCCGGGCTCCTGGCCGTTCGGCAGCGTGGCGGGTTCGCCCGTCGGCTCCTGGCCGGTGGGCGGGGCGGTCGGCTCCTGGCCGTCCGACATGGTGACCTCCTGGGTCGTTCGGAAGGGCGCTAGGCGCCCGTGGGGGCCGCGTCGGGCGCGGCAGGACCGCCGATGACCGGCGGCACGTTCGCGGTCGTCGCGCCCGCGGGCGGACGATCCGGCAAGCCTGCAAGGTTCTTCCAGCGCTCAATCTGCGCCGGCGTCGCGTCGATGTACTCCCAGCACGCCTCGAGCGGCACGCCAAGCGAGCGCATCTTCACCGCAGCATCGAGCTTCTCACCCTCCGAGCGGCACTCCGTGCTCGCCCAGATCGACTCCAGGCCGAACGCGCGGCCACGGGTCTCGTCGCCGCTGATGAGGAACGCGAGTCGCATCGCTTCCTCCCACGGCCCGGCGAAGTGCCCCGTCTTGGCCTTCGCGCGCATCGACAGGCCGGTCTCCGCGGCCTTCAGGGCATCACCGGACGCGTTGACGACCTGCCCCATCAAGTAGTGCGGCGGCGTCCGCGTCTGCGCAGCGAGATGCTGCACGAACATCTCGATCGCCTTCGTGTAGTTGCCGAGATCCGTCGCCGCGAACTGGCCCCACTGGACGCCATCCTTGGCGGCAACCGTCATCAGCCGGGAAGCGCCCGACTCGAACAGGCCGCTCATCGGCCGGCCGGTCAACGGGTCCGTCGGGACCTCGATGCCCGCCATGATCTTCTGCGGGTATGCGCCGAACTCGGAGGCGATCAGCAGGTCGAGCGCGAGCTTGTTGATCGCGTCGTTGAGCGGGATCGCCGGGTCGAGATCGGACCGGCCACCCTTCAACATCCCGGGGTTGTTGAGCAGCGGGATCACCGGGACGACGCCCGGCACCGGCGACAGCGCCTCGAACGGCGTCGAGCCGTAGCCCTCCGACCAGCGGATCGGCCGGGCCGGGTCATACGGGCGAGTCGACCGGAACCGGTATGCGCGATCGGGCAGGTAGACGTTGGCGTACGCGAATCCGTCGAGCTCATCGACCCACCGCTTGATCGCGGCACGGCGACGCCGCGGGTTCGCCGGGTCGCACGCCACGTACACCTGCGACGGATGCTCGACGGTGATCTGTGGGTACTCGTCGCCCAGCGCCGGCTTGTCGACGATGATCGCAGCCCGGCTGAGCTTGATCGACTCGGTGTGCGCCATCTTCGACGCCTCATCGAGATCGTTCGCCTGCCAGATGTCCCACGCCGCGCCGTCGGCGCGCTCGTCATCGCCGAACCGGAAGCCGATCAGCGTCAAGCGCTCCACCGTCGCGTCGACAACGATCCGGCACCAGTTGTCCGAGAACGTGCCGAACAACTTCCCGAAGCTCTCCCGGAACTTCTCCGTCGCGAACTTCAGGTCGTGATTCCCGTCGTAGTACCGGTCCGCACGCCGGATCTTCGGCTGCTCGGCATCAAGGCGACACCCAAGAACCTTCAGCCACCACCGCGGCGAGCCCGCCGGCGGATCGCGATCCGGGTCCGCGCCATCCGGGATGAACAGATCCGGCTGCGTGGACGCGTCGAGACGCACGACCGCCATCAGTGAAACACCGCCATGCGGGACGGCTCACTCGACACCACGCCCGCGGACGCGACGACCATCGACGCCGCCGTCAGCGCATCGATCACCCGCACGTCCTGCCGCGACTGCGTGCGCGACGGCGCCGGCCGGTCGAACCGGTAGCGGTCACCGGGAAGCTTTCTCGCAATCGCGTTCATGACATGCCGCCTCAAGCCCCTATGTCCCGTGTGCCGCAGCCACGGGATGCGGTCGCGGCCATCCGCGCCGCCGCCACGCAGCGCCTCCATGAACTTCTCGTACTGGTTCGCCGCCTCGCTCGGAGCCTGCGTCGCGATCACCACGTCGACGCCGAGCTCGTTCTCGAGCCACAACGCCGTGTCGCTCGCCTGCGACCGGTCCATAACGACCGCCTCGATCGGGTTGCGGGCATGGATCTCCTCGAACGCATCCTTGACGAGCTGCGGGTCGAGCATCGTCCCGTCACGCGGCGGCTCAAGGATGTACGGATCGCCGAGCAGCCGGAAGTCGTCCGAGCGCATCCACAGCGGCACGATCGCCGTCGTGTCCAGCGTCCACGCGAAGTCAGCGCCAACCCACACCGGCACGCCCGGCGGGATCCGCTCCGACGTCTGCGCGCGATCCCAATCGGCCTCGTTGACCGCGGCCTTCGACGACCGGGCCGGAATGTTGCACGTCTTGCGCAGCCAGTCCTCGCCGTAGTCGAGCGTGTCCGACGCAAGCAGCTCCGCGAGCTCCTGCTTCGACACGGCCTCCAGCGGGTTCGCCGCCTTCACCATCTCGAGGTCGCGCGCCTGGTCGGGCCGCGGCACCCGGAACTCATGCATCACCAGCCGCGTCCCCCGGTACACGTTGTAGGCAGGGCCGCGCTGCTCCCGGTCGATCGCGTTGTCGCGGATCCGGTCCCGGGTCACTTCGAAGTCATGGCCGGGCTCGCCGGCCGTGGAGATCGCCGCGATCGTGCCCTGGCGCTTGCGCAGCTTCCCGCGCCACGTCCGGTACAGGCCGAGATCCTTCTGGGCGTGCGGCTCGTCAACGAGACACAGTGTCGGGATGATGCCCTCGCCGGTGTCCTTGTCGGCCGCGTACACCTGGATGCCCCAGCCGCCGTTGACCTCCGACTTGATCCGCAGGTAGCCCTGCTGCGGCTTGAAGCGCTTGTACAGCGCCGGCGTCCGCTGGATGAACTCCTCCGAGCGCGTGTAGAGGATCCGGGCCTGTTTCGCGCTCGATGCGGCGATCGGCACCCACGGCGACGGCGTGAAGTCCGCGTGATACAACGCGACGCCGCCCATCAGCGTCGTCTTGCCGTTGCCCTGCGGGACGATCAGCCAAACCTCGCGGGTCCCCGGATCGAAGATGTCCAACGCGACGTCGACCTGCCAATCCTCCGGCTCCCACCGATCCCCGTTGTCAAGGACGAGCTGACGGGCGTACAACCGGAAGTGGTCGGCGGTGAACGGCGCTAGCGGCCTGTGCGCTGTCCGGTCACGCCGGCCGGCGGATCGGGGTGACGTTGCCGTCGCCATAGAGAGACTCCCAATCGTCCTTCGGGGCCTCATCGGCCTGGTCGCGTCGCAGATGGTCAAGCAGCGCCTTCTGCGCCGTCACCGACCCGCCGCGCGCCTCGACGGTCAACAGCCGCAGCACCTCGTCCAGCGTCGCGACCTCAGAAGTGGTATCCATGAATCCCGACCAGTTTGGGGGTATTTTTCACAGCGAGC